TACAAAGGTGTCGCACTCTACCATATAAGTATCTACGCCAAAGGCTAATTCTGTATTATCTTCGTAGGCACACAACGCACCTGTGGTAAGTGCAGCCCACGTAGCATTTGCTATTGGTGTGTATGTTCCTCCGTCATATCCTGCTATGTAATCACCGTTGCGGTATTTTGTTTCCATGAGGTTGTCTGCAAGCCAAGTTTGTGTTCCTATTGTTACTACACGGTATTCGTGTCCGTCATTGCTAGTGTATGAGGTGGGTGTGCCTGCTCCGGTGTAAAGTAGGCGAATAGAACCTGCGTCTTTTAAAAATTGACTACTTATATAAGCAGCTCCTTCTTGTTCGTTTAATGACAATGTATAATAACTGTCTGCATCAACTAATTCGTTTATTATTGCATTATATTGTTCTTTAATAAATCCAAATGTACCTTCTACCCCATATTCCACATCCCCATACCTGTAACCTGACCCTCTTGCATTAAATCCAACATAATTAATTGCCCCTTCATTTGGTGTATTCCAATATTCAAAACCTTCTTCTTTAAGTATTCCACCTGCTAATAGCCACGCTCCACTTCCTGAATCATAAGTATCAATATGGTTTAAAAGTGTTGCGTATTGTGCCGAATCTGGCACAACCCAATCATCTGAACTTGTAATTTTCCTTACATCTGCTGCTGCATACCAATTATATAGCAATCCAAATCCATTGTTTGTGTCATATATAGTATCACACACCGTATAATAGCTTGTAGTGTCTTTCTGTGGTATTAAATCACCCACACACGCAAGTATGTCCTCACAGGTTAATATCAGCGTACTTAAATCTACAACGCTTGGTGGCACACCATCATCAGATAGCGATATTTCAAGTGAATCTCCTACCAATCTAAAAGTATCAACTAACTGTGGTGTTTCGTCTGGCAGTGTCAATGTCTTAAAAGGCTCTCCATCGTCTGTTATTGATATTCGTATTTTATTGCTGTCATACAAATCAAAAGTATCTATCTTTTGAAACTCTATACCACGCAAATCCATTATATACCAAGTTTCTTTTACGTCATTGGAGAATCTCATGTACCTGTCTCCTTCCACGTATTCTTTCTTCCACACGTAAGGTGTAGTGGTTGAAAACTCGTGATATGTTATATCCAACACGGGAATCAGTACCCCTTGATACTTAAACAATGAATCTGTTATCAGCGTATCTCTTGCACGCTGCACAACGTCATAGTCCCCCACATTCTGTGCAAACGTTATTGTCGCAAGAAGTGTAAATAATATTGTCAGTAATTTCTTCATGTAATACGTTTTTTAAGCCTTGTGTGGCATTTTTTTACAAAGGTAATGATTTATGTTAAGGACAGTTTTTTAAGCCTTATTTCTACACTTTTCACCATGTCTGTCATAAATTGTGCGTAGTTTTCACCTGTGGCATATCCTGCTTTTGCAAGTTCTGTTAAGAATAAAACAGGATTGTCTTTCACTTCCAGTGCCTTTGAATATCTTTTGTTTTCTGTTACGAACCTTGCGTGGTCACGAAAAGATTCGTAGGGTGAATCGTATTTCATAAACCAATCTTCTATGTCGTACTTGAACTTGTTTCCTATCGGTGTTATAGAATGTATCACAGGAAACTTTACGTCGGGTCTGTCTAATATCTCTTTTGTTCTTATAAGTTGCCTATTATCGGTTTCCTTAAATGATTTCACACCGAAATACATATTTCCCGGTGGTTCTTCCCACCCACACTCCCCACAAGCCTGTGCCATCATAGCAACAGAGTTGAACCCTGTTTCGGATTCAACTCTCTTTGCGTGTGGATATATTTTAGTTAAAAAACTTAATCTGTCACTATCCGTCATATCAACTTATCTTCAGTACGTTTATCGTTACATTTATCTTACCATTTGCAGTAGGCGTAAACGCATCCACAGCCTCTACAAGAAAGAACAATGATGTGTCTGCACAATTGTATTGCTGAATAATAGATGTCTGTCCTACGACGCTTGTGCTTGAACCTATAAGTGCTTCCATCGTTACATCTATAAATCCTATAAGCTTGTCTTTATTAGCATAAGATGTTACAAAGGCTACGTTATCACCCACAACGCCTGTTGGTGCTTCATTGAATATCCACACCCTGACTGCTTTGGCTGTCATGTCTGTAATGTCTGTTTCTAATTTTAAGTCCATGATATATCCACCACCGCCATTTGTAATGCTCATGTTCTCAAATTCAAATGCTGCTATGGTTGCGTTGGCTGTGGTGTTTACTACTGTTCCGTCTAAATCGGTTACGGTATTGGTTACGACAGGGCTTGAAAATGGTACACCCGCAGTAGCCGCTTCAAAGATTATATCTTCACCTGAACTTGTTACTACAACCAACGGTAGAAAGTCTGCTGCGTAATCGGTAACAAACGCTGCTGCCGTTATAGTTAAACTTGTGTCGAAATCCAAGTCCCTGTTTGCTATATTTGGGATTGATATATTTACTGTCCCTTCTGTTCCTGTTAGCGTTATGGTATCTTTTTGTTTTACGTTTGCTGCTAAATTGGAAATACAGTCAAGTGCTGTATAGGCAGTTGTGTTGTTTGGTCTTGTAATCTCTATTGAATCCCTATGTGGTGTTCCCGATGGGTTCAGCACGTTTCCGCTTGGGTCTGTTATCTGTGTCACACCCGGAAGTGCTTCTGAGGTTACGGAATCTATACTTATAAGCCCTGTTGAACCGAATTGTGGGTACACCCTGATTTTACCGCCACTTGCATTAACTCCCTCTACCACTAAACTCTTTGTCTTGTTGCCTACTATGTCAAATGTTATAGCGTTTTTGTCGCTATCTAACAGTGCAGAGTACACACCGTTTTCACCCGTTACCAAGAACTCTACCGTAACACGTTGCCTGTCTGGACAACCGCTTGTTGTCGCTGTTACCCTCCACTTGTCGTTTATTGCCAAAACAGCAGTTGATAACCCTGTTCCTGTGCTTAAATCATGTGCTGTTAATATTGCTGCCATTTTTTTTTGTTTATAAAATTACTACTATTATTTTTATTCCTATTTTATCCTCACCACGTTGAAATTAGAATGATTGACTGTTAAGTTGCCTGAGCTATCTGCTTCTACTTTCATTTTAAGCACCTGTCCTGCTGTTAAGCTAATTATTCCTGAGTGAGACAGGTCAACTATATCACCACCTGTTCCTATTTTTGTTTCAGTCTGTATGCCTGAATCTTCTACGTCATTTACAAATAATGATATGTGAGCAGTAGTTCCCACTGCCGAATGTGTTAAGCTATACGACGTATTAACAAGGTATATTCCTGCGTTTGTTACTGTAATCGTACTATCGGTTAGCGTTGTGTTATAATAATTTCCAAGTGTGTTTCCTCTTAACGTGTGGTACACACCCGCTGATGGTGTGGCTATTACTGTTGCCGCGTTGTATATCTCTCCGTAGGCTGAATTATTGTCCCTGTATTCTACTATCGCTTGTTCTGTTGGCACTGCTGTATCTGAATTACCGGATAATGTTCCATCAGTTGAAAATTCATCAATATTAGCTCCTGCGTTTGCTTTATACGAAGTTGATTTTACTGAACCATTAACCTGAAGTTTATATGCTGTACTATCTATCGAGGTATTTACTAAAATATTACCTGCACTTGTAATTTCCATCCTTTTCGTACCACTTAAAGTAGTGGTATTTGGCGCAGTGTAAAATTCAATTCCATTAACAGCATTAAATGAACCTGCCCCTCCTCCTAATCTTAGGGCATTTAAGGTAGATGATGATACATTTGATACTGATAAAATATCTTCTTCGGTTGTAGAATAATGAGGAGATACAATAAATGCTGATTTTAAAAAATTATCAGTGCGAGAATTCCAATTCCCATTGTTGCCCCCAATTTTTATAGTCTGCCCAAAAATATCCAATTTAGTGGAAGCAGTTCCTCCTACGCCTAAATTACCAACTATATAACCGCCACCATTAACCTGTAATTTATCAATTCCGTTGTCAGTTGTTGTATTTACTAAAATTCTATCAACATTTGTTAAATTTTTATCATTCAAATTAACATTTGATGCTGCATTATCAAATGGTACATACCCACTTGCTGCTATGTGTCCAAGTGAATCTGCATTTGGACTGTTTATTACATGAAGTTCGTTGTTCGCCACAACCATCGTAGTATCATCTACCTTGTTACTTAAATATCCCAACGTTGGGTCAGATGGTGTGGCTAAAATATGTCCTATATCTTCTATTGAAGTAAGAAGTGAATCTATATCCCTTATTGCTAAATAATGCACGTAGGCACTGTCTATAACGTCATACACGTCGAATCCACCTGCTGTCTGATTTCCATACACCAAGTTCTGCCGTGTGTCTAATTCGTCTAACAGCGCATAAGCTGCCACCACGAAGTAATCATTATCCGTAAACGGTTCATCAAATGTTATCGTGTTATCTCCTGATGGTACTCTTACTTTCCCTGCTCTCCAATAGTTGTTGTACCCCTGTCGTGGGTCTATCGTCAAATCTATTGATACGTGTCCTATTCCATTGTCTGTTAAATGTCCGTTGGTTACTGATATTTTATTCACCGCAAGTACATTCGGTGTGCCATCCTCCTCTCTGACTATTAACGAAGTTCCACCACCGCCTGTCAAATCATCTGCTGCTATCCACTGTTCTAATGTTGAGTTCCACTTTAGTACCTGTCCGTTTGTCGGGTAAGCGTCCACATCTTCGTTGTCATTAAGAAATATATACAGTTGGTGTGTATGCCTTGCCGTGTCCTGAAAGTTGGTTGTAGAGCCTGTAATCGTGTCAGGGGCGGGTATAACTATATCTATCGGTTCACCCGGAGGAATGGTGTCTATATATATCGTATCTACTGAATGATACTCTATAAATATAGTGTCGATTATTCCACCACCGGGCTTTATAGCTCCATTACAAGTACAGAAGTTAAACACCCACCAATCTTCGTGATAACCCGAATATCCCGTATAGGGGTTGGTTGCGTTGGTCGTGGTGTTGGCAAACCTGATAAAGCAATCTCCTTCTACATAGTTTTTTCTCCACGTTACACTGTCTGCACTGAACTCGTGATATGTTATGTCCTTAACGGGCGTATATATCCCTTCGTATATAAAGTGTAGATTGGTTTGTAGCTTGTCTGTGGCTGTTACATACCTCTCTATTTTTCCCTGACCAAATACATTAGCCGATAGGAATAATACTACTAAAGTACCTAATAAACGTATTTTACTCATCATAATTCTATTACACAAAAATATGTTAATACACCCGCTTCAAGAACGTCTGTTACCACGAACCCATTTGCTGTTACCGTACTCACTACCAAGTTGGTTTGCTGATAGCCTGTTTCTCCTATTACATACACCTGAATTGTATAGTCTGCTGATGGTAGCGGTGAACTGAATCCTATTACGTTTGTTCCTACTACTGCTACCTGTGTTCCTGACCTGTAATGGTCTGTTACAGGGGTTACACCCGGCACAACAACATCTCCATCTCCATCGTCAGGTATTATCGTTCCATCGGTGTCTGTGTTGGTCAGATAGTCAGCTAAGTCGATTGCGTATATGCCGTTGTAGTGCCATATTTTATCGAATACTGTTTCTACCTCTTTATCTTCAACAACGGTATCACCCACGTACAGCGTTGTTCCATCCAAGTACACTTCTGATAATATCCCATAAAGATAACTCACCCTTAGTGAATCATAGAATAGTGCATTTTCCTTTCCTGTTCCACGCAACTTTGAATCTAACCAACCGTTTGTGAACTTAACGAAGATTTCCGCACACCCCTCTCTTATATCGTCTAATCTCGACTGTTTCATTAGTAGTTTAGTATTTGTTTTAAATCACCCCACCGTGTCGTGAAATCAACTCTTTTTTGAAGTGATGGCGTTACGTCTTCTATGCTGTTCATTTCCTGATACAACAAGTGTGCGCTATGCAGCACTTTGTCTATCGTGTAATCGGGTGAATACACGTCCACAAATCCCTGCTTTGAATATACTTTTCCTGCTGCTTCAAGTGTTATTGCCACACCCGCTGAATCTGAATCGAGTGTATCTCCTTCCAAGATTATTTTGTACCACTCATCGTCTGTGCTTCCAAGTAAATCTTCGGTGGCAATAGACACCACACCCGCCTTTAAATCGGTTATATCCTGTCCTGAAAATACATAACTATTAACAGGGGTTGAAAGGTTGCTTGTGTAAACATTTGCTGTTACTGACGTTAAAGACGAAATGTCTGTTAAATCTGTTTTCCTGATAGTAACCGTCAGTTGGTCTTTTGACTTGCTGCATTTTATTTTAAACGTTGCCATTCTTTTTTATCACAAAGATAACACAGCAAAGTTTAAGCACAAAAAAAGGGCTGTTGCCCCTGTATTAAAATTATTTAATTGGATTCTTCCTTAAATAGTTTGAACATGATTTAAAACTTCTTGGTGGCGCAACTACTACGCCGAAGTCATTAACACCATTTCCACCAATAGTGAAATATACGGGAGTATTTCTTCCCGGTGTGCTGTTTAATTTAGCATTCTTTCTTTTTTCTTGTCTCTTTGTCATAATTTTTTAATTTTAATGTTATTCAGCAAAAATAAACATTAAAACACAATCTACCAACTATTTTTAAAAAGTAAAATAAGAATTTCGTTATTTAAGTTTATGGCGTAAAAGTAAAATAAGATATGCTACATTAACCGAATCTCATTTACCAACACTTCTTGACACGCTTGTCGGGTCTAACTCTTTAAACACACCCCGCTGTGTCTCTTTTATTAATATTTTCTGTTCCTGATTTGTTATTACTTCTTTCTCTAAGAGTATTCCGTATGTGTCATCTATCACCACACCGAACCCGTCTATAACCTCATCGGTGGTGCTGAAATCTTTTTTGTCGATAATCTCATTTACTTCTTTTACCGTTGGGCGTTGTGAAATCATTGTCCCTGCTGTCATAAAATAAGCTAAACACGCAAGCGATATTGCCACCACCGTTGACCGTATGTGTCCCCACCGCTTTTCTATCGCATCTATCCTCTCTTTGTTAAAAGAAACTGAACTGTCTATTGTACTTTTGTACATGGCAAGCTGCTCCTTGTGCAACTCTTGATATGAACGTGCCTGCTCTAACTGGTTCTCCATTTTGTTCAAAATAGAATTAGCTTCATCCCAAAAGTCGCTCATTGTTTTTCTGTTTTCCATTATCCCCAACCCAATTAAATCTTCCTGAAACAAAAATACTAATGATATATTTAACCATAAAAAAAGGGGCTGCTTTTTTAAGGCAACCCCAAATCAACTAAAACCTATTATTATGAAAAACAACACAAAGGTAAATATTATTACACAATCTACCAAATTTATTCAACTACATTTGCTTTTCTATCGTATTTAACCGGAATATTTTCACTCCAATTATACACCTCGCTCTTTGCATCTTTCTGTATTCTATCCCAATCTCTCCTCATCTTACTCACAAATTCTTCACCCTCTAATCCGTCTGCCTTATTTTCCATAACAGCATCTCTAAACAATTTGCCAATTGCTTGTTCGTATTGATTAAATGCCTCTACTTCTCTTTCATCACTCGTATTCAACTTCCTTATAACAGTGTTTCCCCTGTCATCTTCAAGTGTGAAAGTAGTAGAACGCATTGATACCGCTGGTCTGAAATAGCCTTGCTTTAAGTAATATTGAACGTCTTCGTCTTGTTTAACACTTTCTATTATCTGTGCCGTAGTAAACTTAACAGGTATTGGTCTTCCAAACACATCAAACATTTCCCTTCCTTTTGTAAAGTCTGTAAACGGTAAATATTGTGTTGCCCTTGCCATTACTGTTTCTGCATTTTCTCTTGGTGCATCAGAATCAACTATTAAATCAAACACGTCTTCAATATCTTTTAACACACGCGGGGATACAAACCCTGTTCCCATGCTGCTCAATATCTGCGTTGCCTGTTTTGAACCCATTTCTCCATCTCCCGACATAAACGAACCAAGTGCCTCAAACATTCTGTTTATTGCATACAGGGGTGTCGTTTTAAGAATATGTCCTATTGCCATAAAATTAGCAGTAGCCATTAATTCTAATTCGTTCATTTCTGTATCAGAAAATCTTTGCTTATCCCTAACGTATCCTATTGGCATTAATATCATTGACAACCCACCAAGTATCCTGTAATCAAAACTCCAATCCCCTATTTGTATTGAATATGGTTTCCATCCTGAAGCCAATAGCTGTTTGTTCTTCTCTGTGTTTCCTGTTCCGTTTAACGTAATTCTTATCACTGGGTCATCGTCATCTCCGGGTGCTGTAAGTGCCATTAGCAGACTTTGTATAACAGCAATTTTAACCACTTTCTGCCATGCCTTTGATTTTTCTTCCGGTGTCATTTCAACATAGTACTTACTGTCCTTACCCAATATAGCACCAAAACTGCCAACGGATGCCCTGTATATAGCCACGTATGGATTCCAACCTATATTTCTTGTGGCTACGTTAGCAACAATTCTTGTAAAAGGAATTACAAGTGATGCGGGTCTTATTTCTACTGTTTTTGTTTTATTGAATGTAATCACAGGCTTGCCCTTTACTATTATAACCTCTGGTTTGCTAATCTTTACTCTTAGCACTCTAAGCGCACGAGATAATCCATCAACAGCCCATCCTATTATTCCATAAGCATTTATATTACCAATAGCCCTTCCTGCTATATCAAATGCCTTATCTGTTACATCTACACCCCTTGCTTGGTCTATCAGTTCATACACACGCAAATTCTTTTCCCTTCTTGAATAGCCTGTTGGTTCTTCTCCAAATTCCTCTTGTATTTTTTTATAGTCTTCTGATTCATTATCCACCTGTTTCCTGAACGCAGCCATACTTGCATCGTCAATATACAACTTTTTGTCTATCTGTTCTTGCAATGCCTTTTTTTCGTCTTTCGTTAGTTTTCTTCCTTTTAATATTTCAAGTTGTTTTCTTGCCTCTCTTGAAACAATAAGGTCAGAAGCCATTTCTTTTGCACCAGCATAAATCCATGAATCTGTTCCAATAAGTAGTCTTGGTATATGCTTAAAGAAATCTTTATATTTATTCGCAGCCCAAGCTACACCTCTCGATATTGCCGTGTCTTCTTTCGGAAGTGCCTGTATCCTTTCCAATATTGACGGTATTTCAAGTTTCTTTGATAGCGGTGTGTATCCCGTTTTAAATGATTCCACAAGCCTATCACGCCCCTCACCTTTCATCCCCCTTTTGTGTGCCTTAATAGCTCTTCTTATATCTGTTGGATTATACCCCGCTAATCCCATTAGTTCTATCCAAGAAGATATGTAAGCATCAGATACGTTTCTCATGTGCGTAGTAACACCTGACAAAACGTGTGCATACCAGAATCCTGTTAAAACCTCTGCCATGTTAACGCCTTTTAAATCCAATATAAATGACATTAATCTCTGTTCTTCCTTGTGTCTTACAGTAGCACTTTTTATTTTCTGTATCTTTTTACCACGTTTTATGATTTCTTGTCTGTCTTCTTCCTTTAGTTCAGACACGCCATACATCTCTGCGAAAATATTATCAAATTCAGGTGATTCTATTGCGCCTATATTAACAAGCTCAATTATCTCTGCTATTGGTGATTTTTGGGGATTTGTTGACTTTTCTTTTGCCCTTTTATTTATCATCTTTCCAACCAACGAATCACCTCTTTTTTTCATTAAAGAATCAAATGCACTTCCAATCGCGTCAGATAATTTGGCTGCATCTTCTTCCGATAATTCCATCTTATTTAATATGTCAGATATTATCCTTGCCTTTTCTATCAACTTCTCTGAACCATTCTTTTTCACCAACTCGTTCAAATCAATGTTGCGGGCATTAACCGATTCTCTTATAGCATTAAACAGGTCGCTTTCCTTTATTACACTTGAAAACTTACTTCTGTCTATCAAATTAACAAGTTCGTTAAGTTTTGTTATAGCAGATTTCTTAATAGTTCCCTTAACAGTGGTATCGACATATTTTCTAAGCAATGCCTCTCCCTTTTGTATCATTAACGTATTAAACGCATTGTCAATGGCATCTGCAAGTTCTGTGGCTGCATCTTCTGTAAGACCAGACTTCTGAATTAAGTCATCAATTAAATCTTTTTTATGAAGTTCCTTTCTTTCGTAGTGGTCTCTCACAACGTCATCTATTGATATATCTCTTTCCTTAAATGATTCTCTTATTAATTGCTGAACTCTTTTCTCTGACACCGAAAAGGTGGTAGCCTTGTCGTAGGCATCCTCTACTCTTTTCTTATAAACATCTGCCTGTGATTCTGTTAATTTTTCTTCTGCAACCATTTGGTCTATCAAGGCTATTGCATCTTGTCTTGCCTGTTCCCAAACATCCATATAATCAGACCTGTTAAGAATGGCTTCCTTTACAATATCCATATTGCTCTTTGGTACAGCTTTATCACCCGCTTTTGCACGTTCCCTGAACTTAGACACAAGGGTAGATACCATTTGTTTTATGGGGTCTGACTTTGGCGTTTTCTTGTCCCTTACCACACCAAACTCTTCTTGTGCCAATTGCGCTGCTGCCTGTTCAAGTATCTGTTCTTTCTCTAATTCATCAACCGATTTACCACCGATTTCGGGTATCATGCTCTTGGCTTGTTCGTCTGTAATGTCAACGCCTACTTCCTTAAACTTATTCTTTAGTTTTACAACAAGTTTTTTAACATCATATATACCTAATTCAATATACTTCAGCACCAACTTACCACCGATTTCTATTTGGTCGTTGTTTAATCCTATTATAGAAGAGCTAAGCGATTTTTTAGATGCTGCACGAAGCATATCTGTCAGGTCGCTTATGTCCTTTTGTATTTTTGCACGCTTGGTATCTACCTGTTTTTTTGCTTTCTCTTTTGCCTGTTTTACTCTTTGGTTTTTACCTACTTCTTTTAACACTTCACCACGAAGCCCACTTAGTTCTTCCTCTACTATTTTCTTAACCGTCTTATATCCCTTGCTTTCTTTTACCTCTTTGGCGTGTTTACCCATAGCCAGTTGAACCTTTCTGGCTGTTTTATATGGCGTAAGTCTCTCCATTACAAATTCAGAACCAAAGAAAGATATGTCTCTTCCTGATTCGGTTGCTATCTCTCTCTGTATGGTTTCCATTACCATTGATTCCTTGTCTATAAAAGAATCACCAGCAACCTCATCACCGTTACTAAGTGATTCCTCTGCCATTTCAGAATACTTATCAGCTAATAACACACCGATAGCAGTACGAACCCTACGTGGAACTTTTGTGCCATAAAACAAGTCTGCAACATCTTCTACTGAATTATCTGCCACAACTGCCCTTGCAATAGCCACAACTTCTTCCTGTGATTCAGGTTTGTATTCATATAGATTTTCTTCTCTATACTTTTGTTTTCCTTTTTCAGAATAATTATCACCAAAAGCATATCGAACACCAAATCTTGATGAACTTACTTTTTTAGCTTTTTTCCCGTTTTCAGGCTTTGTTTCGTCGATGCCTGACATATCGCTGCTGCGCTTCCCTTCCCCTTTGTCTTTTTCAACTTCTGGTAGCACTTTTCTACTTTCGTTCCCTTTGGCATAACCTCTTTCTTTTATTGTTTCATTTATCAGTTCTTCCGATATGTCAATATTACTTTTGGAGAAGTATTCCTTGATAGCCATAGCTAATTGTTCAAGTTTTACTTCTCCTTTAAGTATTAGTCCTTCTGCTACTTTTGCAATAGCATTTTTCACACGCACACGCTGTTCACCTGTAATGGATATTTTAGCACCCACTAAGTCAGCTAAGTCAGACAGCCCTTCACTTAAAAGTTTGTCTGCTTTTTCATTTTTGGCTAACAGCCCTTCTTCCCGCCCTTGCCCTTTGGCTTGTTCTTTTTCATTTTGTTTTGTTTTTATGGGTTTCACACCCGATTCAACATTACTTTTAGAAACAGGGGATGAAGTAATATCACCCCCGTCTGTCGTACCTTGCTCAGATACGGGTTGCTTTTTTTCTTTTATTCTATCAACTACTCCTATCTTAGAAAAATAAGACCACACTTCATCAGTTGTTTCAAACCCCATATCAATAAGCATTTTTATGCCATCATAATGTGCTTGATTTAAGTCATTTTTGGAATATTTATAATTATCAGGTCTAAAATTAATCTTATCTAATTGGTCTTTCAAAGAAAGACTTCCAACACTCGCAGAACTACCAAATAATCCACGCATCATAGCATCTGCCGCTTCCTTTGGAAATTGTTTTGCTTTTTGAATGTTTCCTTTATTGTCTTTTAAGCCTTTCTTAATTACACCATTTACCACGCTTTTAACATCCGATGCAGAAACATTTCCCGCCGATATTACAGACTTACCGCTTTCTACTTTTAATGGTTTCTTTGAGAAATCAGGTTCTTCTATCTTTGGTTTCGCTATTCTCGTTTTCACCCCTTTTTCACCCACTTTACCCTCTGTTGGTACACTTACACCTTTTTTAGGAGATAGTGGCTCTACGGGCTTAATTTGCGTGTCTGTGGGCTTAATTTCATCATAAAATTTATCAAACGCTTGTCGTGGTGTCAGCTTTTCTTCGGGGTCGTATTTCTTCCTGAACGCATCGCTTACTTCAGCACTTACATTCTTGATTTTACTTACTTTGTCAAAGGCTTCTTTCTTTGTCTTACTCTTTAATACCACGTCCGCAAACGGCTTGAACTCTACCTCCGCTTTGCCTGCCTTTGCCTCTTTGCCTGTTCCCTTTTCACTTCCTTTTGACGTTTCTCTACCGCCTTGTTTACTTTCGATTTTGGGTTCTTCATACAGCTTATCTAACTGTTCCCCTGTTGTGCCGTCAGGTATTTTCACACCCTGCTCATTCAGGTAGTCTATTTTTTCCTGACTGTTGCCTGCTTCTTCCACTTCGCCAATAGTCATTTCACCATTCTCTACAACGGCTGTTTCATCTGTTGATTCTGCTGTTAGTTGGCTTAGCTTATATTGTGCGTATTTCTTTGCATTACCCACAACGGTAGGTATATCACCTTCTATTTCCTTTGAGTTGAGTTTATCGGTTAATATACCATTAATTAAATCTATTTGTTCTTCTGTTGTTAAGTCCTTGCTATCAAACACCACGTCTATCTCTGAACGTATGTCTGACGGTACAAGTTTTTCAAGTCGTTTTACCCTTATGTCGTTTTGCTTTTTTGCTATTGAATTTCCCGCTAATGTTGCTGAACCCATAGCACCCACCATCAATCCTACTGAACCAAGCATTATTTTGTTTTGTTCTAAATCGGTATAGCCTTTCCAAAACTCTTTAAAGCTATCATAGTCTTTTGGTGCTGTAAATATCTCTCCTATCTTTTCTTCTGCTGATTCTTCCAACACGTTCTTAAACACACCCAACGCACCCTTGTCTGCTTTAAAGTTAATGCCTGCTCTTTGTAATATGTTGGCTGTCTTTTTCCCCGCACCACCCGCAATTGGGTTACCCATGAATATTCTCTCCGATAGGTTTTCTGCTGCTGTATCCCAATATGAATTTAACAATGCTTCACCAAAATTATCGCCATTGGAAACGTTTATGGCTGTTTTTTGCCACATTGCAGGCATAGCTGCTGTCTGAACACCTGCCTGTGCCAATTTGACAGTAGCACCCATTCCTATCCTACCAAGTTTGCTTGTGGCTTTAACACCCGCCCCAATGCCTTCTACCAACCCTGCTGTAAGGATATATTCAGACATAAAACCAAGTGAAGTTCCCATTGCTTCACCGATTTTATAAGAGGTAGGTATCTTCTTGTCTAATGTTGTGTGTGCTGCATCGTTTTGTGCCAACACATTTAACAGTAACTTATCGTTTGAATCTAATGTTTCTGTGTTTCCGTCTTGTAGCTTTTCTGTTAGCTTTCCCACACCCTCGTTCTTTGCTAATTCAGCACGAAGTTCGGTGTAGCCTTTTACATAGTCTTTTAAACCCTCAACAGAACCTTTTGATATGTTTGACGATATATCTAAATACGAATCAACTATACCATCCCTTACGCCTGTCTGTGAGAATGTTTCTCTTAGCTTATTGGTATCTTCACGCAATCTTTTTGCAGCACGAATAGTTGGGTTGTTTATCACCTCTCTTTGGTATGGTGTTTCTGCTACACCGTATAAACCAACAGTAGGCTTAAACGTTTCTTTTTCTATTTGGTCTATCGCATCACGAACTTCACTTATGTTTTTTGGATTAGCATTTGCCAACAATGTTTTTAGTTCCTCTGCTTGTCCTGCGTGTTCAGGGAAGTATTTAGGTATTGCATCTATCCTGTTCTTTATATCTGCAACGTCAATAAGATAGTCAAGTGGTGCTTGTGTTTGAAGTATGTTTTCTTTTACATTACTTAACATAGACACGGTTGAACCACTCGCATCTGCCACACGGTAATCGTCTTTCTGATTAAATATGTTTAGGTAGTTTTTCTTTGGTGTTTCTTTTTCTTTAAAAGATAATTCATCACCCGCTTTAGGTGAAAACCAATTCCTACGTTCAAATTCATCCTGTGAAATAAACTCTTGGTCGGGTGTGGAAACTAAATTAGCTTTCTCGCCCGTAGTAATAGGTTCTGCCAAAGATTCTGAAACTTTTTCGCCAACTTCTTTTTTTTTTACTAAACTGTAAAAATCATCTTCCGTTTTGTCAAAAGAATCACCCAACTCACCCTTTAATGCACTATATACTTTTTTGGCATATTCGCTATCGTTATCCAATAAGGAATCAAATTCGGATTCTGTTTTAGTAAAACTATCACCGAGTTCACCCTTCAGTGCTGAATAAACCTTTTTTCTGTATTCTTCCATTATATGCCGTACTTATTAGTTGTTGTTTTGTTTTCAGCAGGTTTCTGTTCACCCGGCTTATATTCATCGAAATATTTTTCAAGTGGTTTGCCGTTAACAGCCATCGTTCTTAGAAATGGTGTTGCTGCTTCTTTATTTTCATATAATTGAGCTTCATACGTTGCCTCTGCTAATGGGTCTGTGAATGTCTTAAACACTTTTTTAACCTTTATTTTTTCATTGCCTGTAAACGGGAGTTTTTTATCAACAAGAACCGTTCCTGTTACAACTATATTCCCATTGTCGTCTTTATTCATAGAAACATTCTCAACACCTTCTATGTCTTTAGTTCCTTCGTATCCACCACGCACAATAGTTTCTTGCCAAGCAGGTGTCATTTCGTTTTCTGTTTTACCCTTCCATACACCATCCATTTTAGCGGGTGATTTTTCTTCATCTATAAACACTGGTTTTCCTGCTTTTAATGCTATACCACCCTTGCCCTTTAACAACAGAACGCCTTTGTTTACATCAAATCCAACAATCTTGGCATTATCTTCTGTTAGTTGGGATTTTTCACCTGTATCCAAGTTAACAGCGTTGTCAATAAAAAAATTTCTGTCTGTTTGCGACTTATCACCCCTAATCTGAACGAAGTTGTCATAGGTTTTATCACCATACTTAAATGATTTTGGTGTATAGTCAATCATGCTACTGTATGGATTAGAACCACGACCACCCGAACTCTGATACCTTGCCTGTGTCTGCTGTGTATCTATTGGACTTATAGAATCTACAATTTCTTTTCTCACACGCGCCCTTGCCTCTGTATTTACATTTCCGTTGGCATCAGTAAACTGGTTTTTATAGAAAGGATTTGTTTCAAGTGCATTTTCAACAGCCCAATTTGCCTTATCATAACTTTCTTGGTCTTCTACACTTAATCCACTTTTCTGTGTGCTTGTCAATATTCCACCACGCAACGCTGCACTAACCTCTGTATTAAGACCTTTTACTAAATTACCATAGTGCTTTGCAAAATAATTACTATTGGATTGTGGTATTAATGCACTCGCAATCTTGGCTGTAAAATCACTTCCTATACCACGACCTTCTTCTATGTTTTTCTGTGCTTCTATAATCGCCTCGTCAATAATCCTATTATCGTAAACACCGTCATACCGTGGGTCTAACCTTAGTTTTTGCGCTTCTTCTATTTTCTTTAACCCATTAATATCATACAGCATACTCTGCTGTTTGTCTATAAAGCCGTCTTGGATTTCACGCTGCTGCTGCATGGTCAACTTACCATTACTCTCCTTGAATTTATTCATTATGTCGGTACGGTAATCTTCTATTTCCTTCTGATACCTGTCACGCACCTTGCCCGTTAGTTCAGGTAGTAACTTTATGGACGATGCTTCTAATACTTTTTTGTAATTATCAGAAACTTGTTCCTTGTTCTCCTTTATCTGACGCAACTTCTCATCTGCTGCCGCCTGATTAAACGCCATAGCACCCGATACGAAATCTATCGGTTTTGCACTCATTCCTATTCCGTATCCTTCTGCCATTATACTAACCCCATTAATTTCATAAAATCTGCCTGTGAACTTTCTGCACCCTTAACCATTGAGTAGTTTGCACCCGTTTGACCAAGTGCTTTTAGTCCCATTCCTATACCCTCACTACCCCTGTCGCTAAACGCCGCTGCCCTGCCCAACATTTGCTGATATGGCATCAATGAGTTATATTGCCACTTCTGTTGTTCCCAATCTGCCATTCTGTTCATTTCACCACGCAACATATCCTGATTTCGGTCGTACCTCTGTGCACCCTGATACATAAGGTCTTGTTCTCCCTGTTGCTGTTGTCCGTAAACATTTCCCAACACGCTCAATAAATCTGCTGAACTTGTTGCCGCATTTTGTGCCGAACCAACTGCGCCACTCGTGGCTTCCTGCATCCTTGCCCTTGTAATGTCTTCACCCGGCAATGTCAACCCGCTTGCCTGCCTCTGTGCGTTGTTAAGAGATGCTTTTGCTGATTCTGGTATGGCAAATTTGTTTTTTTCAAAAAAGGATTGCGCCTTGTCGTATTCTCTCTTGCCTTTTATCTTATCTACAATGCCCACGCCAAGCTGCGTTGCCCCTGCTACCCCTCCTATTATTAATCCTCCTAATGGCATAACTATTTTTTATTAAATATATATACTAACCCACCGTCTTGTTCCGCTATCAGTTTACCACCGTTAGATTCAAAAAATCTTATGGCGTTAATGTTTTCTTTCCACACCCCCGAATAATATTCTTTGCCCAATACCTCCTCTAATGATTGCCAAAACAATTCTTTTTTATCCCTGTGTTGCTTTTTTATCCCAAATGACCTTAGTATCTTCTCATCCCTGTTTACAGCAAAAAATCCGTAGTCATCTCCATACGAATATATTTCCACGCCGGGTATGTCTTTATACAGTGATTCAATCGTGTAATCTACCAACCCATCCAATGTCTTATTGTCAGAATGTTGCCTGCGCAAATAAAGGTCTTCGTCTGTACCGAAAACATCTTTTATTAAGCTCCTTATACCATCACCGTGAACCATCTTTATCATTTACCACAAAGTTAACATTTCTACTTGTTTACAGATATATTAGCCGTCACGAGCCTCAATTGACACTCCGTTGAACCGCTATCTGTAAATTCAACTTCTATATATTTTCCTGTTATATCTGTTCCTGTGTGGATTAACCCTAAGTTTTCACCCAATGTAGTTAGGATATTCTTAAACACGGATGAAAAGTATCCACCGTCTTTTACCTTATATGTCGAAGGATATAATACTGTCTTTTGCCCCAATGTACGTGTATTCGTAATTGGTGAAGTTATTATCGTATTCAGCCCTCTGTTGGAATCCGTTTTTAAGGCTCTCAGGCACTTTTCTTCGTTGGGAAAGGCATTTATAACACCCTTAACCGAAAAAGGCTTAGAATCGCCTAAGAACACGTTATATGAGCTTCCTGCTTCGTGTTTGTATATGCTTTCTTTTAGGAATGAATAATTCTGATTTCCTATCACACCGTAGAACTCTGCTGCATCTCCGTTACCGTCTGTCAGGTCTAAATAATCCATGTTCCACCCGTATGCATCTTTTTTGTAGCTTAAACTTCTTGCGTAACTCGGAAACTCAAATGTTATTACATATTCTCCGTTCTTTTTGTCGAAGTAACTAAACACACGGGTAGGTGATTCATCTTTCAGTGCAAGGAACTCTGACTTCATTCCGTATCTCGAAATAGGGTGCTGTCCGTTGGGTGATGACATTATCACCTCACCCAAATCACCATCCCAATAGAACATATCTCTGCCTACTACTACTATTGAAAGCGGATAGCGTGAACCCCATTCGTCTTCACTTGGGTTTGTCGCACCGATAAAGTCGTTGGATTTTACAAGTTGTAGGTTTCCAGAAGCATCACTTATCTGTGCCTTGCCTACATACATTGACGTTTCCTTATTGTCCTGAATGACTTTTATCACGTCCCCAACTAATCTTATCCTTTGTATCTGTCCGTCTTTTTCGTCTAACTGTTTTCTGTTTAGTGAATTGAATGTGGATATTCCGTTGATTTTTGTGTTATCTAAGTAATTAAAACTCCACACGAAATCTTGTAGGGTTATTTCTCCTAATGTGTCAAATTCTACTACTACACGCCCTTTTGAGTAAGCTCGTAACGCATCATCTACGTTTATATAAAAGTCTTCTACTACTTTAGTGGAATCTCCTCCTGTCCACTCAAATTTCCTTGTTACGTACCACGCATCTTCTCCACCTACATATCCTGTTAGTGTTTGCATTACTCCGTTTGTAATGTTGTAGGTGTTGGAATCTTCAAAGTATATTAGGTCTTGTACTGTATTTTTAGTACGGTATATGTACACGAGCTTTTCTTCATAGTCGGCTGCTAATTCTTCTCCTTTGGGTATAAGTAACCAATATCCTGCTGTGTCTGTTCCGCTTATTTCTACGGTTGTCCGTGTGCCTATAATATTCTTTACTATTGTGCTTGTTATCGCTACGCCTGAATCTACTTCTAATTGCAGGTAATCTCCTTTTTCAAATTCGTATTGTAGATTTGACGGCATATTTATAGCATATACTTCTTGCCCATCTACTGTTACTGTTTCTACTTGTCCCGACACAAATGGATACACGCCGGCAAAGTTCACTGATTCTGTTACTGCAAATCTATAATACTTAGCCCATGATGGTACTCCCGTTGTCGCCACAGGTATTGTAAAGGCTATCCTTGCCCTGTCGAAAGCATCTGTATAGGCTCTTTCCCCTGCGTGTGGTACATATACTGATTGTGGCATTAACACACCGCTTGTCCTGCTAAATTCATCATAAAATAATACGCCTACATTATAATAGCTTCCGCTTTTAAATGTGGATACGCCACTTGGGACTGTCTCTCTTGTTGATGTGCTTTCTACTATGTTAGTAGCTGTTATCCTCGTAGAATCGTGTACTCCTAATATTTCAAGCCTTACTACTCCTCCTCCTAATTTAGTTGCGTTTAGCTGCCATGTATTAATATTTCCATAATACACAGGGTCTATTATAGAATAGATGTCTCTGTATTTAAAGTCATATTGAATAGATGTACACACGGTGTCTGCATCTTCTAAGGCTGCTACGGTGTATGTAAATAAATAATTCCACTCAAACGATACTTCCGGTACGAAATCACGTAATTCAAGAAACCTGTTGAATAAATTTATTGAGATGATTTCTCCTTCTGCTACATCTGACGGTATTGTTATATCTACATAGTAATATCCATTTTCAGGTACTAAGCCTTCTATTACGCCATCTGATACTGCTAATGTATCAAACTCTGCTCCCGGAACTACTGTTTCGTATGTTATGGAATAATCTACATTTGGCTTGGTTTTATTATATCCTTTTTTTACACGCCCAAGTCCGATACGGTTCTGCACCGCCAATGCCGTCCTCGCTGTACGTGGCACGTCACTATATAAGTCCAACGCTGCTTTTTCAGCAAGCCCCTGTCTCGCAACATCATTGTAAAACGGATAGGTTCTGATTGCATATTCTGTTTCTCCATTCTTTTCGTATTCTTCAACTATAAACCAATCGCCTGTGTTTCCTTCTCTTGCAAGTAGCCTTACTGCACGCACATTGTCTGTGCCTAAGTCGTATCCTACCTGTACGTAGTTTCCTATGTTATTATCTTCGTAGGTATTGCTCTCTGCTGCAAACACGGAACTTGATACTGCTAAATCTGAATATGGACTTAGTACTGAATATGTATAATCATCGTAGATATACATACTTGCAAATTGAAATGTCTTTCCTACAAGTTTGTTTACTTTTCTTAATGAATTGCTTCCTATGCTTGTTGTGGGTTTACTACTCGGTGGACGCACCGCTAACTGTATATCGTATGAATCTAACGCTGCTACTGCCACGTCATCTAAAAGTACATTTAGTTTTCGTGGTGGGTTGTAGTCGCTTGCAAACACACAGTAATCACCCAAAATAGTAGCATCTATTATTTCGTCTTCCTGAAAGTTCAACACGCCATCTGCAAAGTTCATGGTGCTTGCAAAGTCATTATAGAACTTGTATATGGCATGGTGTCCTACACTGTTGTACACAAAGAACAACGAACCATCTCTTTCCTTGTCTTCTACGAATCCTATTATCTTACTCACACCGTCAACGGGGAACAATGTAGCCACAAGTTCCATGCTTCGGATAGAACAGTTAACACCTACTCTGCCACCCTCTGTTGAAGTTACCCTGCAATTTTTGCGTGATACTACTTCACCTTTCTCCGAATCTATGTATAGTTGGTTTTTATCCTTGTTGACCGCCCCGTTTAATGGCAATATTACTTTCATAATCTTACCCCCTGTCCTGAAGTTTCATACATTGCATCTAATAATTCCTGCACACTCGGCAATGATAACAGCCTGTATTTCCTTTCGTCTTCCTCAAACTGCATTTTCTTTTCTGCCCTGTATCCCCTGTCATACAAATCAGGGCGTGATGATATTAGCTTCCACTCCACATAGGATATTAACATATTGGCTGAATCACCGTCTATAATGGCTTCTACAAGGTTTTCTACGTTGTTGGACACATATCTTAACAACACCTCGCTGCTGTCTGCCAATCGTGTTTTATCCACGAATAAACGATTGAGGATTATACGTCTTTTTCTCATGTCCACATGGAAATAGTATTCAAGGTTTGAACCTTTTGCACCATATCCTGTTGTGGGTATTCTTACTATATTTCCGTCTTCTCTCCTGTCTGACAACAAATCGCTGTTCAATGGGTCTGACGGTGTTGGCATATCTGTACTTTCTGTGAAAGTAAATATCTCTCCGTTTATAATTAACCCCAACTTGTCCACGTGCAAGCAATCTTCGGGTAATTTTACCGTTCTGTTCTGTGTGTTTATCGTTAACCAACTTTCTTTAAACTGCACCGAATTGAACAACGCAAAGTCCCTGTACCCTCTCATAAAGTACATAGCGGCTACTTGGTAGTTTCTTCTTTCTGCATCTCCAATGCCTACTAATGCTTCATTTATTATCTGTTCTGCTGTGTAATATGCTTTCATTAAATATTATTATTAGCGTTATCCGTTGGAGTTGCTTGTAGCCATGTACTTGCCAATTGTATTAAAAGGTCGCTTCTTCCGTCTGGAATTACTACCTGTTCGTCATCACTATAACTGCTAAACGCCCTTACTATTCCGTAATCCACTTTTCTTATGTCTGCACTTGGACTATCTCCTATGTTTTCAAGTATAATTTGCTTCTTGGTGGCTATGTTTCCAAATCTCCAAAAGGTTTGATTCATCACACCGCCAACAGGCAAACTTCTTATTACTGATATGTTTGGTCGTTGTGAGTACGGCAAACTTATTCCACCACCCGTAGGTTGTACATACCACACGCCATTGCCTACGGGTGCTACATCATCTGACACCCCGAAGTATCTTAATCCGTTTGATTCTGATACAGGTTGATTGTAGTAGTGCTTAACATAAAAAGATTCTATCTGTGACTTTCCTTCTGGTGTTAACTTTATCTGTGATAATATCGTATCAAAGGCATATCCAACAGCCTGTGCCACCCTCTGATAGTGTAACTTCTTTTGGTCATCACCTACTGCTTCTCTTTTTAAGAGAGCCGTTCTCACGAAACTTATTAATGCTGCCTTATTCATTTGTTACTAAATTTTGTGAGTAAGCTATTACGTCTGATTCTTTCATATTCACACCCAAATCACGCAAACACATATAAGCGATTTTAAGTAGTTCGTTTTTCTTCCACCCCGTTTCTGTGCTGTTACCTTCATCATAAGTCTGTAATAAAGTCTGATTGTCGGTGGTGAATACTACTACTGCATCTGTTGGGAATTTATAGTACTTAAGTGTTACCGATGCCATTGACGAAGGATACACCAATATCGAATCACCCGCTGTCGAATACTCTAAACATGGGTCTTTTAACGTTGGTGCTACTACGGGGTCGCCAAGCCTGTCTGCTACCTCTGACGGTTCTAATTCATCAAATCCCCTACCTGTGATTGTCGTTGGTTCTACTGCCAAAAGGTATCCTATATCTTTTGTGCTTAAATCTACTGCACCACCAACTACATTTGCACTTTCTCTCACATAGAATGGTCGTAGCTTTTCACTCACGACCCTTGACACTTCTGCACCACGCCTTTCTACTGCCATGTTTACCTGATACAAATTAGGCACACCAAGCAATGATGCAAATAGATTCTGACTGTTTGCCGTTATTAAGCTGCTCCACTCATCAGCATTTATGTCCTTGCCCTCTACGTCTTTGTTGCGTATCAGGTTTACTATGTTTATAATATCTCCGTTTGTGAACATTTATCGCTATTTTCAACAAAGATAGCAACGTTAAAATTAAGCACAAAAAAAGGGGCTACCCAACGGCAACCCCCCAAAACCATTAACCAATTATTATGTATGAATCCAACGCAACAAAGGTAAGTATTAATTCGCAATCCACCAAACTTTTTTAAATAAAAAAAGCCCCACCGAAGCAGGACTTTTAAAACAACAAAGTATATACAGATTAAGAACCTATATTAAACTTCTCACAATACTTGTCAACAAGGTCTGCCAACTTATCTGTCGTCTTTACCTCTATCCCTTCAAGTTTGCATATCTTTGCCAACGCAGTGTAACCTAAGTCTTTCACTTCGTCTTTTGTTGCATACCCCGTTATTCCAAGTTCTGCATACACAATTGCTCTGAATGATTTATCTTCTATTACCTTTTCAAGTAACACACCCTCTTTGTCTGCTACCTCATTGGGTTTTAATGTCAGTAAACATTCTATGTCCTCACCCGCTGCACAACTCCACCATGATTTGTCTTTCTTGTTGTACCGTAGTGATTCTTCGTTTATTGCTTTCCTGATTGTAGTTGCTGCACGCATCTTACCCTTATTGTCGGTAAGTTCCTCAAATCGTTGAAAGTTTACATACTTGCTACCACTCGCCTCTCCGTTTGTGATTTTGTGGTATAGCGCATTTCTTAATTCAAATACACCCAACTTATTCACGTCTTCTATTCCAAACACCTCTGCTACCTGCCTCAATAATGGAATGTCTTGCGATACGGGTGATTTCTTGCTGTAAATAGCATGCCTAATGTCAAGGTCTTCTACTAATTCTTTTGCTTCTTTTTCTGCTTTGGCTTCGAAGTCTTCAAAATATACTTTGCCACTTTTTACCTGTGGACAGTGTGTTTGTAAGAACCACACCAACTCTGCATCCTTTTCCTCAAACATATAAGGGTCGCTAATCTTTAGGTGGTTCCCATTTTGATACCTGAACTTGCCGTTACGTGGCTTCGCATCACTCCACCGCCACAAACCATCCCAACTCACCAAGTCAAGGAAAAACTGCTTCTTTGGCTCGTATTTTCCTGAAATGTTTTTTACTCTTACTCCATTCGGATACCTTAATTGACAAAATCCTTTTTTGTCCTTGCCGAAGTTGTTTAACTTAAACTCCGCAATTGTTTTACTAATCTCTTTGGCTAACTCGGTATCCTTTTTCTTGTAGTCAACCATTTCTCCATTATAAAATATCATATCTCTGTTATTTAAAAGGGGGCGGCTTAATCACCACCCCCAAGTTTTCTATTTGTAAATGCCTCCCTCGACACGTTCTATCTGTATCTTTTGTGTTGCTGAACTTGTAACAACCTTTAAGTTGAGAATACGATAGTTTTTTGCCGTACTATTGGCTAATGCAATTACTGTATCTGCGCTTGTTCCATGCCATGTTGCTGTTGCAAGTGTAGCGTAAGTATCTGCTGTGGTAAATTTACCTTCCAATGTTACTGTTGCAACTGGTGTTCCACTGATACTATCAAGTGCTACTCTCCATTCATGCTTTACTGCATCAAACAAGTTATCAATTACATAATCTCTGTTCCACGTCTGACTTTTAATCAGGGTGTCAGCAGTTTCACTTCCGTAGAAAAAACTGTATGTTATGTTCTTTTTAACGTCAAACTTGAAGTCATAAGAACCTGCAATACCGTCTACGGTGAGATTCTGTCCGTAGCTTACAACTGCGAACAATACTGAAACGATGAATATTAATACTCTTTTCATTTTACTACCCTCCTGTTATGCACCTCCACCTGAGAGGTCTTGGGTTACTAATATGGTCTTGTGGATATTATTGAAAATAGGTACAATGTGTGTTTTGAAGTCGAATTTAACACCATCAAAAGAGTTTGCTGCTGCACTTCCTGACGGGAAGTCAATATTACCTTTCACGCTGGTTACTGTATATCTGCGGTTTTCACCCTGATTAACAGCATAACCTAATGTTAAGTGTGGAAGTTTCATTTTTTCATCAGGACTTCCATGACCACTCATGGTTACGTTGTGCATACCTTTTGGCATAAGGAATCCCATGTTTCTGTATCCGTATTCAGAAGCACCAAATTTATTCGGATTTGAGAATGAGCTAAGCTCCATCAAATTGAATTTAATACCAGTGATATTAACTTCTTTTGCATAGAACCCAACTGAACGCATTGTTTCGTATAACGAATGTCCTGTTGAATTAGCTGCCAGCCACTCAATATTTGCATCTTCAATAGACTGAATAAGGTCTGTGCCTCCCAAGAAGTCAACTTCACGGTTCATAACACCTACTGCTTCCAAATAACCTTTTACGGCTTTGAATTTGTCCATGTCGAAGTCGGTTGTCCAAGTTAATTCCTGTGCCAACTCTTTCATAATAGGCACTAAACCTTTTGTTGAACGTACTACGTTGCTTCCACCTGTGATAGAAACTGTTTTTAAGTTTGCTACGTTGGTGTTGGCGTTACCTGTTAAAAGGAAAGCGTCTTTCTGTGAATCCAAACGGAATGTTGCATCCATCTGTTCTTTGCTAAATAAGGCATTTGTACCGTATTTAGTTTTTACTGCTTGGAATACTTGTTCAAACACACGACCTCCTTCGATAGCACACGATTCTTTCAAAATACGACCGTTGGTGTTTCTTTCATACAAACCACCTGTCATCGGGTCAATACCGTCTGCTCCTTCACCGTAAGAACTTGCTGTCAGAATAAGTTCTTTTGAAGTAATAGCTGTGTCGATTGTTGCTGTTAAGCTGAAAGATTTACCTTTCCATGTTCCGTTGTCGTCCCAAATACGCAACTCTAAATCATAATCCTGTCCTGTTACATACTGCGCAGGAATCAATAACGACATTCCTTCACGCACATAGTCATCGCTGTTATCAGCAGATGAGAATGTAAGTACGGGGTCTATCGGTGCTGACAATGCCTGTGCCACTGTTACAGTTACCGGACGTTCTGGTACTGATTCTTCCAAGATAGTAATGTTGTTGCTGCCAACATTCATTTCTGCTCCCGCCATGTTGAGGAAGTTCAACACCTTAAAGCCATCGCCATATCTGCTTTGCAATTCTGCGAAGGCTTGTTCTTCAAATGCAACATCCCAAGTGGTTACAAGTTGCCCTGCCCACCCTGCTTGTGATGTACTCTCTCTATAAGCCATTTTCTTTTTTCTTTTTTAATTACTACTATAAACTTTTCATCCACTCAGCACCAGTCATAACACCGTCGCTCGCCCCTTCTGCCCGTGAATCGTTATTAACTCCTGTGTCGTTGTGAACTTCCTTTCTCCATCTCTCTTTTTCTCTCTCACTGATTTCATCTGTAAGGACTTTCACAATCTTGTCAAAATTCTTTTCCAGTATCTTGCTGCGTACTTTTCCTGCAATCACACCCGCAGCTTCTTCGCTGACTTTTGTCTGACTTGACAGGACTTCGTTTAACGCCTCTTCTACCATACCCGCTTTCATTTCTGGGGATACATTGAACGAAAATTCTTCTGTTAACTTTAACTCTGTTATGCCATCTACTAAGTCTTTTAAAGGACTTTCCCACGCACTCTTTAACGCTGCCCTACCTGATTCCCAATCTACCGCCTTTGGTATTTCGATTCCATCATAGAGTTTCGCTAATGTCTTCTTGGCATTGTTGCCGTTAACTTTAATCTTCGCCTTTGCAGCACCACTAAGTTCATCGTCTTCGTTTAATCCATACTCTTCAGCAATCAGTTCATCGACTTCAGATTTCTCCAAGTCTGGATTTTCGACCATCATACTTAGTTTAATGGCTTCTACATGGTCAAGATTCTTAACTTTTTCAGGACTTAAATTCACAAGCAATTTCATCGCCTGCTCACTGTACTCACCAGCTCGCTTTGTTAAAAACTGCTGCCTGATAAATTCATCATCACTCGCAAACCATTCCCTTCCGCTTATGCCTTTTGACGCTAAATTTGTTAGCTCGCTAACTTTTTGCGTTAGACCATCTACTTCTTGGGTCAACTCGTCTGCCTTTTTTGCTTTCTCAAAATACGACACCAAATCTTCTTCAGAATTTATGTCTTTTTCGTACTTTGCCTTTGCATAACTCTTAAAAGAATCAAACGAAAACTCGTCTGTTTTCACTTCTTCTTTTACGGGTTCTTTTACATCTTTTACTTCTTCTGTTTTTACATCTACAACAGGTGCATCCACCACGGGGGCTTCCTCTGCTTTTACTGTCGCTAAAATCTCATTATAATCCATTATATATTTTTTGTTGTTCGCAAATATATGTTAAATAAAATACACCAAATTAAATAGCCTGTCCCTCAACAGGTATCGGTGATTCGCTCACGGGTGCTGACGGTGCTTGCTGTTGTGGTGCTTGCTGTTGCTGCTGTCCACGTGGTATTGGAACACCGTTCAGTACCATTAACGCCTGCATTGCTGTCATCTCTCCTTTTTTGACTGCTTCGTTCAGAATTTGATTAGTCCCCTTAGTCTTTTCATTGGCAATTTCAGACTGTGTTTTAAGCATGAACTCCTGTTGCTTGTTCTGTGCTTTCATTTGTTCAAGCTGTTGCGCACCCTGCATGGTCTGTTGGTTTGCCCTTGCTGCTGCTTCTTCTGCTTCTCTTTTTGCTTTTTTATTAGCTGCACCAAGTAACATTGCTATTCTCTTTAGACTTTCACCCGCATTTATCATCGAATTGAACCTAACATAGTCTGCTTCTGTTATTCCTACCTTGCCATCACGCCCGTTCTTCAATGATAGTGCTATCATTTCTTTTAGCTCTGCTATGTCTTTCTGTGTTGGTCGTGCGTGTGTCCTTATTCCGTACTTCACGTCATGCCCCTCTGCTATGCGCAACAGTTCAAGATTAGATGCCCCTACAACGTCTTCATAAGCCTTTGCAGCCACTTTCTCATCCTTTACGGTATATTGTATCCTCAGACACATATTTCGTGCTACATCGGATTTTAGTATGTTTGCTTTTTTAACGATATTCTTTAATATATCACTCGTCCCCATGATAGAATATTCATTCACCTCCTTGCCTGTTCCGCTATCGGGTGATGAACCCATTGACAAAGGATTTATACCTGTCAGTTCTTCTATCTGTCTTAACGCCCAATCCATTGCCGTTACCTGTTCCTGTAACACCGCACCTGCCCCACCATCTAACTTTTCTATCGGGCGTGTGTTCTGAACCGTGTGTCTGCCTTGTGTGTTTTCTGAACTAAAGAATAATGTTCCTGTTTCCCTGTATGCTTTTAACACGTCCTTTGGGTTCATCTTTCTGCCACCCAAATTAATGTTGTTAATAATTGCCATGTCAATAGCTAACCCATTGATTGTACTCATCCTGATTCCCTGTTGGAACTTCATCCAACTGTTCATGTATAAGTCTAACACGGGGATTAGTCTTGGAATGATTGGTCTTCCAAATACCTTTACCATGTGGATAGGTAACACGGGTTCTGACAATCCGTCCCTGCATTGGTGCTTCATTCTGCCATAATCGTACATTAACTCTGTGTCGATTATCCAATGTGCCTCACGGACTGTTTTTATTCTTGTTTTTAATAATTCATCGTTCTTGCCTAACTTGGCTTTTCCATCGTATTCCCTTGTTCTCTTTTTTCCATACCTGTTCGTGTGTGATACTTCCTGTTTGTAATCTACATCTATCCAATTCACCACGAACACGGGTACTACAAACTTGTCTGTCTGTTCTGCAAAGCCATATTCTGCTCCTTTGTTTATTGAGTTGGGGTCTTCGTATTTATCGTTACCAAAATCTCCTGAGAATTTCTTTGCTACACTTTTTAATTCTTCTTCTGTAAAGCCTTTTTGTTTTAAATCTGACAGCTTTACTAATTTAATAAAGAATCCATAGTCGGGATTTCTGTATGATTCTTCATCTACATATTGCACACCCGCTGTCTTAGCATTTATGTATTCTACTTTGGTTTGTCCTGTAATTGGATTATACACGTCCCTGACTGCTGCAAATCCTACTGTTACCAAATCTGCAAGTACCTTTTCTACTATCACCTCATCCCATGCTGACTGCTCAAAGGCATACTTCAGCAGTTGCTCCATTACTGTTGCGTAGGACGGTTTAAAACCACCCTCTGCTTCGTACAGATTCAGTTCTTCAAGGTTTTCAGGCACGAATCCTTGTTCCTGTTGTGGAAGCACCATTAAGGCTTTTAGCGTGTTTAGTTCATTCCGATATTGTTTGTCTGCCCACGCCCCCCACTTTGCTGTTTCCTTTACTGCACCGCTATACTTGTCTGTCGGGTCAACGGATACCATGTTTATCAGTTCTGACAGTTTGCCTATAAGCGAATCCATCATCTTCGGTGCGGGTGATTGTATTGTGAAATTCAGGTTATCACCCGCTTTTCTTTTCTTGTTTTTTACGGCTGCATCGTCTATCTTTTCAGACACGGTGCTTGTGTTGTCTGTTCCGTAATAGGCGTTTTCGTAAATACTCTGTGGCTGATTTCCGTGTGCATAACTCCTGTTAATATCCACATCCGAATAGGACGCATAATCAACGTATGTTCCACCCCTGCAAAACTCTTTATAAATAGCTTGTGCCATTTGTAGATTGTATGCGGGTTTATCCTTTTCGGCAGGACTTATCTGGTCGTTATCACGGTTGGGCATAACGTACTTTTTGCCCTTAGAATATTCATCGCCTTTGTAAATCATTTCAAAATATTTTTAACAAAGATAACACGTTGATTTTTTAACATAAAAATTGATACTTTATGCAAAATTCCAATAGTCCTCTGCGTTATACGAATCAGAATTATCGCTTAGCATTTCTTCTGCGTATGGAGTTTCTGCACCCATTAGACACATACCATGTGCTGTTAACCTATCATAGTGTCTCATCATCTCCATTCCAGTAATCTCCTTACATTCTTGTAGATATTCAGCAAATGCTTCCACGTGACACCTGTTTTCAAGGTAGTCCCTTGTTCTACTGAATAGCAATTGCTTAGACCTTTCCAACGAATCACACCCCGCTTTTTCCTTGTATCTTCCTGTCTTTAAGTCTATGTCGTAAAGAAGATATGCTCCATATTCTTTTTCGATAAAATATCTAAGCGTTTCATCTAAGTTTGTTTCAGGGTACACCATCGCCCCAAAATATATCGCTGCCTTTAACGTATCTTCGTTAAACTCATTTGAATTTGCGGGTCTATGTCTGTAAGACAACACAAACTTATATGTGTCCCAATCTTTTATTTCCTTACCGCCATCAACTGATGGGTCGTATTTAAGTAGTATAGCTATACCACCGTCAGACAACCTACTTTTCTTGCCAAGTGAAGCACCTGTCCGTGAATCCTGTTTTGTTCCGAACTTAAACGGGTCGCACCCTAACACGTACTTGTTTGGATACTGTGGTCGCCACATTGGAATATGTTTTCCCTTTATGGAACTATATGTGCTTATCTGTATTCTTTTATTAGATACGGCAGGACTTGGAAATTCACTTATCCTAAACCTACCATTTTCTTCATCGTGTACAAATTCAACATCGCTTCCAAACCCGTTTACCCACACTAAATCACCACGCACTGTTTTGTCTTCTCTCCTTAATTCAGCAAGCCTTTCATCTATCCTTTCAAGTGGAAATCCTATTGAACCTGCTTCTCCTAACCAACAGTCTGCATACTTAATAGGGAACAATTTCTTTTCTTCCCTATATGCTCTCATGGATTCTGAATCACCACGCTGAAGTAACACGTCTCTTTTGCCCTGTAAAAATTCAAGTGCTGTCTGTGTGAATCCTTCTTCTCTCTGATAGTCCAATATCGTATCTTTAACCGAAAATCCATAGCTGTCAATAAACCCGTCAAGACCCTCTGTTGCGGGTATAAACAACCTAAATAGTCCAGAAAATGTTTGTCCGCTTGACTTTATCCTTTGATAAAAGTTTGACGTATTTGCCAAGAACCTGTAATCAAAACTACCATCCGTTAATTCATCACTCGTTGATGGATAGTCTAAGTATCCAAATATGATTCTTCCATTTCCTTGTGCGCAACAGTTCTTATTTACGTCATGGCGTTTTAATACACTGACATTGGAAGTATTGTGCGCTACCGTATTGTCTTCCAATAAAAATCTTCTGTTTCCGTCTATAACAAATCCGTAATAATCACCAACGCCAATACTCTCTACCGAAAATCCTGTATGTAACGGATTTCTCGTATTTGGATGATGCGGCTTTCTTTCGTATCTTTTCCTGTTTACCTTACACGGTATTCTCCACAAATCAAGTCCATATATAGAAACACGAAATACCTCACATTCATAAACACTTCCGTCTTCTCTTTTCATTCTTGCAATCTTTGGATACATAGAACAACTAAATCCCAAATCAAGTGCAAGTCTTCTTATATTTTCGGCAAGAACTTTTCTTTTTTGTGTTACTTCATATCCTGTTCTATTGCCTGTATATGCGTATCCATCCGAATCAATTAATCCCGCTAATAAACTAAGTCTGTTTTCTTCTGAATCAAAAAGGTAATCTTTTGGAATATGTTTGTTACCTATAACACCTATCTTTCTTAATTCTTCTATTAAGCTAAAATTCTTTTGTTTAATTATCTCGTAACCACGATAATTGTCTTTTGTTTTTATAGTCCAATTTATAGAACTAATAGTAGTATCAAAATATGACGCTATTTCTCCTACTGAATAAAACACAAGTTCTTCTACACCATTATTAAAAAAATATGTATATTCTGATTTTCTGGATAGATGATATGTTATTTCATCCCTAACCATTTGAGTATCGTTTAATGATGAAAACTCTTTTAAATAATCAATTATTTCAATGTCTATATTCGTAATATTAACACCACCATGATACCCATCACCAAGCCACAATCCCAAAAAATAAGGTTCTACTACGTGCTTGTTCTCTGTGTATTTGACTGGTTTCTTATACATAACAGATGCAAGTTTGTGTCTTGGTTTCATTTTAAGATATTCCTTTATGGTTTTCTTAAAATAATCACCACCTCTAACTCCGGGTATGGCATTACCATCACTTGACTTCAAACATAATATATGCTCGCTGTTACAAGTCCACTCTTTCCCCTGATTTGGAATTATCTTATACATTTCGTCAACACCACGTGCTAACCTTAAAACATTTCTCGGCAAAGAATCATCCCCCATCAAAACATCCCCAACTCGTATATCTTCAACATTCTTTACAGAACCATCAAACATTCTTATTTCCGTTCCTTTTCCAAAACATTTTCCGGCTTCGTCAACAAGTAGGTATGTCATCTTTTTACCATCGAAATACTTCTCTGATGCCGTTGTTGCATACACAAATTTTGTTTGTAAGGAATCAACTGCGTATTCGTTTTTGCCTACATCGAATTTTAGTGAATCAGAAGTTCTACCCGAAGACGTAAACGGTTTTATCCATATAGGAAACTTATCAAACGATGGAAGAAGTTTCATCTTAAAATGTTCTTCTGCGTTATCGTTACTATAACTTTGAATACCACCACCGTCTGTTCCTATCGTCCTTGTAATTACCTCAACTCCATTGCTAATTGACTTATTTGTATTTCCTGAACGCCTGTTCTTTGCCTGATGCTTTCCATAGCATATTCTTCTTGGCACGTGTTTGTTGCCAATCCTATCCACTAAGTTAATCATAGAATAAGTTCCGTCTTCATTAGGTACGGCAAATCCGTCTTTGTCTATCTTTTCAAATGTTTCGTTTGACGTATAGCAATAATCAACAAACAGATACTCTTTTCTATCTCTATCTCTATATCCGGGTCTGTCTTCACCCTCGTTGGTATCCATTCTCCACACGTTCAAATAAAAGAAGTGCTTTCCTGTAATGTATGTTGGTTTACCCATATTGTAAAACCAATATCCATTCATTCTATGCCACCAAAATTTTCTTATGAAATTTATTTCGTTTTTAAAATCCTTATTCCTTTCGGTAAGCATTTCCCAAAACTTCTTCTGAATTTTTAGTAGTGTTACAACATTGTTCTTATTGGTAGCCAATTCCTCTTTAACGGATTGTACCGCTTCTTCTTCCAAGTCAATTAATCTTCTTGGCACTTCCAATCTCTTAAATCGTTGGTCTTTGTAATAATCACCGTACCCATCAATGTATTTCAACGGTGGTGGTTCGGGTAGTTTCAACACGATTGGTCGCAAGTCGGGGTCATTATCATTTAACACCACGTACTTGTCAGCGGGTATATAGTCCTTTAGATTACTCATCAGGCAATTTATCTCCTACAAATCTAAGCTGTTGTATAGTAAAATTCACCCCATAAGGGCAATCTAGTCTTAAGTCATCGCCATCGGCAAGTGCGTGAGCATAGTCCTCCGGTCTAATGGCGAGTCTCGACTGCTCAATCTGATAATAGAATCTCGACACAAAATCCTCTGTCTCCGGTACTGCCTGATTTGACATTTTCTTTTCGATAGCATTTTTCTCACGCCACAAAGTGTTCACCTCCTTGATTGACTTAATGTCCTGCTTTTCTTTCATAGCACTCAGCACGTGTCCTGCCATAGCCTCTTGTAGATACACAAGGTAGTCCCAATCTTTTTTGTTTGTCCACTTTGTATAAAGAAGTATCATGTCTAATACGTCTTTATTTTTTCCTAACACCATCTGTACCACACGCTCGTCAAACCTCTGTTGCCCGTCATGCTTTGACTTTGTCTGTGGAAATCCTGCATACGCAGCCGCTTCCCATTTCTGTCCCCAATAGTCAAGTGAGTTCATTTGATGAATGGGTGAGTTCGGGTCGTACATTAATACTATATAACGTAGCACCTGCGACTTGGTGAACGTCTTTTCCTTGAAATCTGTAAATATTTTTAACTGTGGTATCTCTTTCTCCAAGAACGTCACAAGCTGTGGTGAGTTCGGGTGAATAGACATTTTTGAACAGTCAAGTGATTTTATGTCTCTATCCATATCGTATTATGTTGCACACAAATATAACACGCTGAAATTTAGGCATAAAAAAAGCTGCACCACGAATGATACAGCTTAATACTCATAAGTTAAATAAAGTTATTCTATGTATAACACCTCCCTCTCCCCTATCACCAAATATTTACTTCCGTCAAGTTCTATCTCTGTTCCCCTTGTGGTGAAGATTACGCTATCTCCTACACACACTTCATCACCACCGATAACCACCTCACCACGCTTCTGTCTTTCTTCTACTGCATTGGGTATTATCACACCACCCGCAGTCTTTGTTAACTTGTCTATTCTCTTTACAAGTATCTTTCCTTTTGGTACTTTTCCTTTCATAACACACCCACTATAAATATTTTCTGCACAAACCCCAATTCCCTATCTATCGTCTTAAACAGGCTGTATTCTATCGCTGTCCAAAAGCCACCATCAAACACAACTTCATCGCCTACTTCCACGTCTGCATCATACAGCTTTGAACCGTAGTGGTATTCTGTATTTGTTCCATTCACCACGACCACACCCAACCTCTTATCCTGCTCTGCATCCAAAGTTTTTATTATGCTCGATTGCACACTTTCTTTCATCACCTTTTCTACTAAACAATATCCGTTTAACGGTATCATTTTGTTTCCACGCTTTGTAAACACCAAGTCTGAGTAGTTCATTATGTAATACAACACACCGCCCACAATCAGTTCCACGGCATTTGCAGAGCCTATCTTAGTGAAATATACTGTATCTCCTTCTTCTATCTCTATGGTTGTTTTCCACTCCATACAGCCGTTAAAATGATACTGTGGGCGTGTCTTTAATACTTTTGGTATTTTAGTCACCACGCCATACCTTGCTACGTGTGCTGATTCATTCCACATCACACCGCCAACTCCTGACAATATTATTCCACTGTCTAACACAACGTCTTCCATCGGATTAAAGTCTATCCTGATAAGAACGTTATTGTTCATCATCTGTGACGGTAACTTGTCTGTAGTGTAGGATTGTTTTGCTCCTGCGCTATTGTTCATGCCAATAAAGTATTTTGTTTGTACCTACAATGTAATTACCATCTTTACTAAAGCACCCCTTTGTGTTGAATAGCACCATTGAATCTGTTTTTACTTCTTCGTTGCCTTTTACACACACGCCCCACTGCAAGTCTTTCTTTGTTGCCGTTTCAGGAATGATCAACGAAGTGTTTACATTTTCTTCGATTAACGTTACTAATATGTTATTTCCTTTTGGTGTCACCATATTTTTTGTTTATTTTAAGTTTTCGGTTGTAAGTATCATTGTGCTTAGTTCACACAAAACTCTATTCAAGAACACACGTATAGATTCATCTTTTTCCTGTATAAATCCTTCTGTCCAACCGGGTTCATAATTAAATTCTTTAAACGAAAAAGTGTAATCAACAATCCACCCATGTCCAATAGTATATATAGAAATAGATAAAATCTTTGGTTCTGTTCTACCGCTGTAGTCTGGATGAGCAAATTCATCTTTAAGAAATTTTCCGTCAAGTCTTTGTATTTCAAAAATTAATCCAATTGTGCTTTTTTCTAAAAACGACTTAAAATCAAAATTAAACTTTAACATTCTATATTTGGATGGATAAATAGATTCTTTTTCTCTCCATTCTTTAAGTGGCTTATTCTCATTACCATAAACGGCACGTGCAAAAATAGCATCAAAATAATTATTTAATTCCGTTGAGCTGTCTGGTAACTTACATTTACAGTCGTAGTTATTTGCCGAATATCCGAACAAAGATTTATTTATTCCGTCCCTATACCACCCATATTGATGAGAAAACCCATTGCCTGTTTTAAGCATCCAATCAAGAACTGCCATTTTTATTTCCAAATCATATTCGTGTCCAATCAATTTAGAAAAGGCTATTTTAATTGTTTTCATACTAATTCAAGTTTAAACGTTTCCATCAATTTCCTAAAGTGTTCCGACTGCATGAAATCGTCAAGAACATCTTTAGGTGTTAACATAATCTCTTTTGGTTCAGGCTGACTTACTTCCTCTTTTAAAAAGGTAGTTGGTCGTCTTCCACAGGCTGTAACGCATCTTTCTTAATATCGTTCCACTCGTTCTTGGGTACTCTTACTTCTTCGTTGCCCATATCACGCACAACCTCCGCACTGTACGCTGTTGCGCCTGTAAAGTATCTTCCATTGTATTCCCTGCTCTTAATGCTAAACGCTACTTTAATCACTGTGTCCAAACTTGTGTCGGATATAAACTGTATCAACTCTGAATTGAACGTGTCAAAACATATTTCAGTTGGGTACTTTGAATCCTTCACCTGAATTACAAATGACATTTTACTCCAATCACCAGAACCGTCTTTCTTTGCACCTGATTCAATCGGTAGTTTCTTAATCAATTTTCCTATCTCTTCCATACTAATTTAATATTTGTTGTTTTTTAAATACGTTCTTTCCTGTATTCAGATAGCTTATTGCTATGTCTGTTATGTTGATATAATCTTCATTCACCACGTCTGGGTCTTCAAGTGAATAAGCATCGTAGAAGTTTCCGTCTTTGTAATACGCTAACACGTGTTCCGAGTGATAATGATTGTACGGTACTTCCAACACACACAGGCTACCGTTAACGAGTGCCGTGTCTATGTCCTTGTAGTAAATATTCTTAAACATACTCATTGTTTTTATTCCGCAAAGATAAAACAAATAACGCTTAGTTGTACACAAAATTTATAAATTATTACACAACCACTCCATCGCACCGTTCAACCACCTGTCACTATTCCTAAACAATAGCTTGTTCGCCTTTGGATACATCTCTATCACACCGAACTTGGCTGTGTGGATTAAATAACTGCCGTTCTTTTTGGATTCTACTTTATACACCATGCGAAGTCCATCTAAAACGTATGTCTTAAAGTCAAATAGATTATTTCTTTCTTCTTCTGTAATTATCATATTGATTAGTCTAAATACACATTTGTTAGTCTTTTACCACCACTATGAAAATACCACTGAACATCTCCATCGTTTCCTATTGCAAGTTCTTCCACACGCCCAAACCTGTTGTATGTTTTACACATATCAACAACATAAGCACTTTCTTTGTTTTTGTGTGGTCGCATTGCCCTACCTATCATCTGATAATACAATGCCAATGACCGTGTTGGTCTTGCAAGTAAAATAGTATCTAATTCAGGAAAGTCAAACCCTGTTGTCAACACACCAACATTGGTTACTATTTTTATCTTTCCACTTCTAAAATCAGCTAATATTCGTTCTCTATCATTTTTTTTAGTTTGTGCTGATACTGTTTCGCAAATATCACCCAACTTATCTTTCACATAATTTGATTCTTCTACGAACTTTGTAAATATTAATATGTTCTTTCTTCCTGCTTTTAATAGCCTTTGTGCTAAATTTACTATCTGTTCCTCAAAAGATATTTCTTTATAGTATTTTCTTACAGAATCATCCGTGTAATCCATCTTGGTAGAGTTTACAACAAGTTTATCTGTATTGAACTCTACATTGGCATTGAAATATTCAATATCTGCCAAATATCCTTTATTGGATAATTCTTCTATTTGTGCGTAATATATTAAATCATAGAATACACGAGGTCGTGTCCGTGTGATGAATTTAAGCATAGTACCACCAAAGCCATCTATATTCATTCGGTATGGTGTTGCTGTTAGTCCTAATATCTTTTTAGTTCCTATGCTACTAAGGAATCTTTTATACATACCTTCTTTTGCATTTACAAAATGGCACTCATCAATTATGACGTTGTCAAAATGCTTAAATGCGTTTACTCTGTTTATGGCACTACCAATGGTGGCATAAGTTACTTTTGATATTTGCTTTGAATTAAATGATGCACTGAATATACTCGCATCTATGAATTGGTCGTAACTAAGTAGTTTATTAAAGTTTTGTTCAAGAATTTCCTTAGACGGTTGGAATACAAGCGTGTGTCCTTGTATGTTTTTAACAATATTTGCTATTATAAGACTTTTACCTGAACCTGTTGGTAATACCATTAACGCAGGATTCTTTCTTGCACCACTAAAAAAGTTTATAGCACTATCACACGCTTTTTCCTGATAGTCCCTTAATATATAAGTACCATCTGAATTTGGTTCTGTAATTACTTCGTTTTCTATTACACTTTTAAAATTCTCCATAATTAATATTTTACTGCAAAAATAATATATAATACACTATATTGCAACTATAATTTATATGTTTTATAACACATATTTGTAACTAACTGAATTTTAATGCTTTAAAATTCTTCGCTTGCTTTGGTAATAGATTTTAGATTGGAGGTTGGTGTGGAAAGTTAAGTCACCCCCCTCCCCCAAAGAAGGTGACTTAAATTCACGCTTGCTTCGTATAATGAGTTTTGAGTTCTCGGCAGGCTGTCAAGGCTCATAAGTCGTCGAACGAACTACTTGACATTTAAGTGTAAGATTTAAGGAAATCAGTAACCACCACCTTTGTTCGATTCTAAGCCTTGTTTATACTGAGAGACCATTACCAGTAGTTGATATGTAGATGTTGTTATGGTGGACACCACGAAAAAAGCCGCCCAAAGCGGGCGGCAGTATGATAAGTACATATAGAACTAAGGTTGAAAACAACCCCTGAAAATCCAATCTTATATAATCTAATACCTATCATAGCGACAAAGATAATAATTTATTTTTATCCCCAAAATATATACATAATTATTTCACGAAGATAGTTAAAATAAATTTAGTGTGCAAGTATTTTGTCAACTATTTTGCGCAATATACTATACTTTGTGTATAATATTGCACTTAGATGCTAAAATATTAGCCAAAGTTGGTTATAATTGACAAATTAGCCAATATACTGCATATTTTGGTACATATTTTAGGAACGTGGTGCAAAAATAGTATTTTGCGGGATAAGTTTGTGTTATTTGTCGTATCTTTGCGGTTAAAATTATAACGGTTTGTGTATGTTTTGAAAGCCACAGCACGAACACTCGAATTTAATTTTAAAAATATGAAACGAATAAATAAAAACATTGGTGCTAAAGTACAGGTTAGAGAAATAACAGTTGAAATTAACCCACAAGTTAAGTGGAAAAAACTTAAGAAGGTTACTGGTGTTATTGTTGAAAACGATGGGTATGAGCATTATTATCATACTTGCAGTGGTGGATATACTTATGTAACCAAGCACTTAATTAAAAACGATTGCTATAAAACATACGCTATAAAACTTGATAATAATGTAAAGGACATTGAAGGTAATAACATTATTGTAGTACGAGAGTTTGATACTAAGTTTTTGGAACGAATTGAAGTACCTAAGAAAAAAGTTACAGAAAAAGATTACTTTAATGCTAAAAATGTTATTGAACGATATGAGTCTGAGAATGGCTTATAACGGATAGTGGTATGTTCTGAACCGATAAATCACCACGAAATTTAAGACGAGAACGAATGTTAAATTAAAATTTTATACAATGAATATAGTTGAAAATAAACATGTAAAATTTGATATTGATACAGTTGAAGGCGCTGAGAAATATCTTGAAAGCGAAGGCGTAAATGTTGCCGAATACTTACAAAAAGGAATTGAAGAATTAAAAAATAATACAATGAACGAAAGAGAAGTACACTTAAAATTAAGTGAAGTAAAAATTGACAACGACAACCTTGATTACATAAAAATGACAGGGGAGATATGTGGCAAATTAAGAGACGACATAGTAAAATTATTTGCTATGACTGATGTTACCGGGGAGTGCGAACACCCGTATCGCTCATTAAGCGAAGATAAAGATGGTTTGTATTGTATGGATTGTAAAAAAAGCCTTTCGCCAATTTGAGCATTACCGGTAACGAAAAAGTATAAAAGAAGTAACTATGCAAGAAGAAATAATTAACGAAATACGCAAAGTTAAAACAGGAGAATTAACACCAGAAGAATGTGCTGACAAGCTATTTCTTTTATATGGTATTATGTTTCAGGTTTGCGTTATTCATAATCCACAACCAGTTATGGGGATGGATAATGATATAATAGAGTATAGATGTTCAGAATGTGGTAAGCAAACTTGAACATAACAAGTTTGTAAACGAATAAATTATTGCAATAAAATCAAACTTTAATATTGGATACTGAGTTAAACGTGTGAAAAAAATAACAAAAATAAAAATCATTACCTTTATACATATCTTTGTGACATGAAAGAGGACGAAAAATACAACACCGACATTGAAGTTTACAACTTAGTAAACGACATAAAGAACATAGATGATGAATCGTGTTTCTACTTTAGGATGAAAGGTAACAGCGTGAGTATTGGGTACACAGGACTTGACCACACGCTAATCACAGGCTTTATAACGTGTATGGAACAGTATAAAGAGTTGTATGACATTATCAATTCATCCGTGTTGATTTACGAAGAAGAAAACATTACAAGTGACATACGCGCAAATTAATCAGAAAAATATCCTGCTTCAAATGGAAGTGGATATGATTGCCAACAAGTACGTGTTACTTCAACAGCACTACACGCTGATGTCTGCCACACAAACTTTTTGCGACTTCGACGTATATAATTCTTTTGGTTATCTTGGGTGGTATGAGGACGTGATGAAGTTCATTTGTAAAAACCACAAAGAGATAAAAAGGAAGTTTACGATGGATGAGTTCATGGAATTTGCGTGGCAGTTCCGTGTGAAAAAACTATCGAAGTTCCCAATGGAAACGATGGCTGACTTTAAGAAAATAAAGATAAGAAATGCTTAGCTTTATTGAAACAAACTATCACTAATTTTGCTCAATATCAACGTTTGTGATATTATGCAAACATAACGATATTAAAAATGATAAACTTTTTCAATGTTGACAATTTGGGGTTTATGAAAAGTAAGCCAGATAAGTATTATGATTTGGCGATTGTTGTATCAAAACATTAATGTATATTTGTAATAAATTAAAACATTAATAAATGATACGAGATTCAAAACAATTGCAAATCGGAAAAGCTGGAGAATATTTGGTTTGTGCTGATTTAATTTTAAAAGGATTTATAGCATTTCCAAGTGAACAAGGACTACCTTATGATGTACTTTTAGACACAGGAGAAAAACTATTGAGGGTTCAAGTAAAAACGACAGAAAGACCACGTTTAGTTAAACAAAGAAACACGCCAATACCTGCATATATTTTCAGTATTAAAAGGGCTGGAGCAAATGGCAAAACACGCTACAATGAAAACGAAATAGATTTATTCGCTTTGGTTTGTTTAGATACCATAAGTATTGGTTATTTATTAAATAAAGAAATGCCAACAACAATAAATATAAGAGTTGATAGCGAGCGTGGTAAATATTACGATGAAAAAGGATTATTGGATTACAATCAGGCTATAAAGCTACATGAAAACATAAAAAATAAATCAGAAATAGGGAGAATGTTAAATATACAACAGGCTGTTGTAAGTAAATATTTACAACCAAATTACATACCTTTTAAAACAAATGCAAAGTATTTTTCAGAATTTAAAAAAGATAAATCATGGTTCCTGACTATATAAGTAAATCGGAAAATAATACAATAAATTTTTATAACTGTGACTGTATTGAATTTATGCGGTCTATTCCTGATAATTACTTTTCTATTGCCATTACAGACCCGCCCTATGGATTAGGTAACAAATTGACAAATGGTGGCACTTGGTCTGTAAAATGGCAGGATAAGGGTGCTGATTGGGATAAAACGCCAACAAAAGAATATTGGGAACAATTATTTAGGGTATCTAATAATTGGATTGTTTGGGGTGGAAATTACTTTATAGAGCATTTACCAAATTGTAGAAACTTTATTGCTTGGCATAAACCATATATGGATGGTATGCACTCCATGAGTAATGTAGAATTGGCTTTAACTTCTTTTGATAAAAACGCAAAAAAAGTATCATTCAATAAAGACAAAGGAACAGAATATAGGATTCATGTAACCCAAAAACCAATCTCCCTATACCGTTGGCTACTCCAAAACTACGCAAAGATAGGAGATAAGATATTTGATTCACATGGAGGAAGCATGAGTTCGGCAATAGCTTGCGACATGGAAGGATTCGACCTTGACATCTGTGAAATCGATAAAGATTACTTCGATGCTGGTGTAAACAGATTTAACGAATACAAAAGGCAGTTAACTCTATTTTAGTTCTTCTGAAATAAACTTCTCCTATCTATTTTAATATTTCCTAAGTGAGCATACATAGCACTCTGCATATTCTTTGCAAACTTTCCTACTTCTTTACTTCTATCACGTGAATACTTCACCATTTCATCTTCTATTGCACAGAAGAACTTTAAAAATTCACCAAATTCAACAGCACCGTTATCCACGTCATATTCGAGTAAGAACTTTCTAAATTTCCTTCTACGGTTTTCATTCACCCACGCCCACAGTTTCCTGCAACCTTTCCAACCGTGTTCAATACCGAGTTCCTGCCGTTGGTCGCCATAGAGTTTAATTAAGCGTTCCGCCTCTTCGGGTGTGGTTTCTGTAACGTACTTTGCTAAAAGTTTTGTGTCGCTAATATTCATAATCTTTTTTTACTACAAATATAGTAATAAATATTGCTCGATGTGTTGTAAAACATAAAAAATTATGCTCATTTATACGAATTATTCATTATCTTTGCAGAAAAAAAAGTTATGGTAACGTATGGTGCTATACGATGTGGCGGACTTTCAGCAGAAAGCCCAATACGAAGCACCACAGTTTGAATTAGTAAAAATATTTAACCGAAGCACGTCACCCGCCATATTGTATATCACTTGTTAGCGGATGCCCTTCTTCATAAATCATAAATAAAAATGAAAATAGCAGTAATAGTAACAGTTTGCCATCAAATAGGAATAGAAACTTGGAAAGACTTTCACACTACAAAAGTGTTTGAAGAAAATTCAACCATTAAAGAGATTGATGATTGGATAAAATCAATTAATAAAAATGCAAGTTTCTCAGATGCTAAAATCTCGTTGTGTGTCGATTAGGGTTTCCGCTAACAATCTGCTAAACGAATATTTTGTTATACAAAACTTTGTAAATGTTTGATTATGAAACTATCAGTAATAACAACTTCTTACAACAAGTGTGAAACACTAAAACACGCAATCGACAGCGTGATTAACAACTTAATCGGAATAGACTATGAGTTAATAATCGTTGACGATGGAAGCACAGATGGCAGTGTGGATATAATCAATTCATACACCGATAGTAAAATTAAGAAGATATTCACACCGCACTACGGAATGTTGAACGCCTACAAAGTAGCACTTGATAATGTAAGTGGTGATTACATTACTTTTTGTGATTGTGATGACTACAAGAATCGTGGACTAAAGTTTCAGTTTCTAATGATGGCAGCGTTTAACCATGACCTTACGTGTTCACGAGCATACATTGATAACGGTAAAATAATTAAGTCAGACACACCGATTGAAGTGTTGGAGGCAGGATTGGCTTACGACAATGTACTGAAAGGTAAGGCGTGTGTTCACGCACAAACGTTAATGATAAAAAAAGACTACTTTGACAAGTACATAGACTTCGATAAGTTTTTAGACTTCAACGTGTGGGATTTACCGATACTACTTGAAGCTATACGCCACACCAAAATGGTATATTTCGATTTCTACACAGGAACGTACCGTGTGGGTACAGAAACAGCTACCAAGACAGAAAGTCGCTTAAAAAGGCTAAAACTCGTGTTAGGATACATGAAAATAAAGCTGTGGTATATTAGAAGGTATGGTTGTAAACCAACCACGTTTACCTACATGATTTATAAATTTACAAGGGATATGGTGAGTATAATATTTAAAAGGTGGAATAAATGAACTATCTAATTGAATACACGGCAAAGACCACACAAGGAGTTGTGATAAAGAGTGGCAAGATGCGTGTGAAAAACAAAATGAGTACACTCCACGCACAATTGTCATTTGAAGATTATCTGAAAAGCAAGATGCCAAATTTCGGTGTGTTGATAGTGCATGACTGCAAGGAGGAAATGGATAACGATTTCTTAAATATTTTTAAAGATATTTTTAAGTAAAAAAACTAAAGTACCGTAGGGAGGCTGTAAACGGGCGTGAGTGTACGATGGCTGATTGTAATAATTGTGGTGTTATATAACGTTTTGGTGCTTGTTGTCAGTAGCGGATTTACAGCACAAATGTTTAATTGAAAATAAAAGTTGATATGAAAATAGAAATTAAAATTACCGATGATGCTGGCAATGTTCAGTTATACAATGTTAGCGGTTCGTTGCAACAAATAGTGTGGGACGGATTTCTAACAGCACAATACCAAGATGAACAATGGCATGACCAAGATACTTGTGATTTAATAGTAAAGAAATTAAAGGGAGAAAGTCCGCTTGAATATGCTGTCAGCAATGACCGATAACGGTTTAGCTATGTTTAGTTGCGAACAAATTAAAACGAAATATTATGAATGATTACGACTTATTGGAAAAAATGATTGAGGCATCATCAGCCTACGTTAAAGGTGAAATAAGCTCAAAAGAGTGCAGTGCAAAAATGGCAAGTTCATTAAATGCTCATAAAGAGCAATTAAATATAGCTTGTGTTAACCGCTGTGCTTCTGTTATCCCAACGACATGGTTAGACCCTTTATTGACAGGAAAAGATGCAGCATTAACTGGTGAGGCCGGTAAATGGGGATGCCCTGATATTGAAAACTTACTGAAAGCAATTAAAAACCGTATTGAGCATTGCGGTTAACGGTTTGCACATAGGCAATGTGGCGGACTTTGGAACGCTGAACTTTCTGCAACCACTAAACTTGATTTGAAAACGAAACTTAATATTAACCGAGAACCCGCCATATTGCCTATGTGCTGTTATAGGTAGGGCTTCTCACAAACTTAAATAGAAATGAAAAAAACAATTTGGAAATTTGAATTAGACGTTACGGATAAACAATTTGTTCGTATGCCACAAGAAGCTGAATTATTATCAGTTCAAACACAAAATGAAACGCCTTGTTTATGGGCTTTAGTAAATCCCAATCAAGCAACAGAGGAAAGATGCTTTGAAGTATTTGGAACTGGGCATCCTGTTCATTGTGATATGGGTATTGATAGAAAATATATTGGAACGTTTCAGATGCAAAATGGCAGATTAGTCTTTCACTTGTTTGAACGTCTTTAGCCTTACCAATAACTATGTTATATGTGCAATAAAATGACGGCGATTTATATGTTAATTATTTCATTTACAACCACATGAAACTATCACAACAAATAGCCAAGTACAAGATATACTTTGACAGGTCACGGACTTACTTAGGGTACATACAGCTTTTAATGATAATGAAACTGTTCTTTTCTGACATTAAGTTGTCGTACTTCGTTATCGTAGCAGGGGTGGTGGTTGGTGTGATACTACTGATAGTAATAGGCTATTTAGACACCAAGTTCGGCATCAGGTCGCGTGAGATGGAGAACAACGCATTGAACAACCCTGTGTATGTAGAAATACTTGATAAATTGAATAGAATAGAAAAAAATGTTGTAGAATTGCGATGTAATAACTAAATTTGTAAAAATATGGGAATAAGAAGTAAAATAAGAAAGCGTATCTTCGAGTTAAACGGAATTGAGGAAAAAGCAAAAGAGAACAACGACAAGGCTACGATGATTGAAATGGAGATTAGGAAACACGAACTTAAATTATTATTGTCATGGTTGAAAAAATAGATTCAGGAAGTGAAGTTTGGCAAGACGTATATGGATGGGATTACCCGGATTTAGCAGATGCCTTTGTATCGTATGCTGAACGTGGTGGTGTGCCACTGACAGAAGAAGAACTAAACGAACTAAATGATGACAGCGATTATATTCACGAATTATTACTTAAATATTTATTCTAATGAAAATTAAATGCTACGACGAATGGATTGAAGTGGAAGAAGTTTCTGACGAATCAGTTAGAGAACATTTCTACTCGGACAAAGAAGGTAATATGTACTTTGACTTTGAAATAGAAGGATATGATAGAACTTGATATTTACTACAACACCGATGAAACGTCTAAGCTCGAAGAGTTGGAAATAAAAGTTGACTTGGACGATTGTGAGCTAAAGAAAACACTGTTTATAACAATAGACGCTGTTTCTCCATACGAAGGCAACAGGACACTGATATACTCGTCCGGTGATAGATTTGTGTGTGCTTTGAGTTATAAAGAACTAAAAAAAATATTAAGTGAAATATACAATTGAATTTAACGATACACAACTCCAAATCGTAGCAATAGGGTTAGAGTTCTATTCAAGATTCCTTGCAGGACAATGGGAGATACCCGATGCAATGGAATGGAAAGAATATGAAAACAGAAACAAAGATTCTCAATTTTGGAGTTTAAGGAATCATGTTGAAGAACAACTGAACATACTTAAATCTGTGCTTACAGGATTACAATTAAATGAATCATACGGTATAGGTTCACCACATTTGTCAGAAGATGCCAATATCGCATACGACATATACAGACCAATATGGGAGGAACTTGTTGGCAAAGGTGATACGTGGAACGTGTATTCAAGTCCGGGATTAACTTACAGTAAAGAAGGTAGAATTAAAATAATAAAAGATGAAAACAACATTTAAAGTAACAGTCGAATACGAAGACATGGAACGTGAAGACTTAAAAGCAGAAATAGCAGAAAGCATATATGATATTTCGGGTGTGATTAAAGTAGAGGTAGAATAATCCCTTGTGGGTACGCTACGAGCCGTGTGAGGCATTATCGTACCTGAGTGGGTATAAATGTAAGCTATGAAAAAAGAATCAGTAGATATAACTCAATACGAGCCTGTGTTGGAATACAACAGTTATCTAAAACGCAAAACACAAGTCCCAAAGACTTATGTTAACAAGAAGACAGGAGAGGTGGTGCAAATACAGTGGCATAAAGGTAAATTTGAAATACAATGAAACTAATAGACGTAGCAAAACTAAAGAGCATAGGCATTGCGTGTGCTGACAGTGAACTTGAAACTAAGCCAACTATGAAGCTATTGCGTGAACGGTACATAGAAGGGTTTATGGCGTGTGCTGAATATATGGGTAATACCGTGTGGAATGAAGCAATAGAAGCTGCTGCGGAAGCTGCGTGTGTGAAATACTATATGGAATACGCCACAGTGGATAAAGATTCAATACTTAAACTTAAATTACCCTCATCGAATAAACAGAAGTAATAATTACACTTATGAAAGCAAGGGGAGTAACAGATAAAAACGGAATACAGCTATATGAAAACGATAAATTCATATACACAGCACACAACGGATACTTATTGCCTTCTTTTGAAAGCACTATCGTGTACAATGATGATTCTGCGTGTTGGGCGTATGAATTAGACGGTGTGTATAATAATCTATCCGACATACACGAACTAAGACATGACTTTTTAAATCACATTGAAATTAAGATATGACACCAAAGAGCGAAGCAATATCAATGACAATGAAATACGTGCCTTACGTCAAGGGCAATGCGTGTGAACCCACAGATTCAAACTACGCATACCCAAAACAAGTAATTAGAAACGCTAAGGCGTGTGCTACAATAGAAATAGACAACATGATAAAAGACTATCAGAGATACAGTGAATCAACACAACTCGTTATAGGCGAAAACGTGTATTCGGTAGCTGATAAAATCGTGCAGTTAGAATTAGTTAAAAAAGAAATAGGGAAGTTATGAACGACATAAAAGAATACTTCTACAACAACACCAAACGTAAAATAGACAAGTGGAATCACTACTTCGATATATACGAAGAGTACTTCTCACAGTTCCGCAACACACCCGTCAGAATACTTGAAATAGGCGTTTCTCATGGTGGTAGCCTGCAAATGTGGAAGCACTATTTCGGTGATAAAGCAGAGATATTCGGTATAGACATTAACCCTATCTGTAAAACATTTGAGGAAGACAGAATAAAAATCTTCATAGGCTCACAGTCTGACACCAATTTCATGTCAGAAGTTGCTAAAGAACTTGTACACGTTGATATTCTCATTGACGATGGTGGACACACAATGATACAGCAGATAACAGCCTTTGACGTTATGTACAGCATCGTTGACCACATATACCTTGTGGAAGACACACACACTTCTTATTGGCGTGAGTTTGGCGGTGGTGTAAAAAGAAAAGGAACATTTATTGAATACGCTAAGAGTAAAATAGACGAACTTAATTCTGTACATTACAAGCCTGCTTATTTTCCGTGTGAATCAATACACTTCTTCGACAGCATAGTAATCTTCAAAAAGGGTAACAACATAAACACGGGCAGGGTTACGTCGGGTGTGCCTTCATTCCACGAAACTCAGCAGCGTGATACAATACTGAAGAAAATAAAAAGACATTTAAGGAGGCTTATATAACGTTTTTATCACTACCTTTGCGTGGTGTAAAATAATAATTAATAATCATGGAACTAATACCGAAAGAAAAGATTGAACAGGAAGCAAAAGATAATTGTGAATATAATCCAGATTGGATGAGACAACACGATGAATTTGCAATTAATCAATTTAAGTACGGAACACAATTCGACATATCAGAACTCGAACCTGTGTTTTGTGAGTTCGCAGACTTTGCGAAAGAATACGGATGGAAACATTTCAGACATGATGATAAGAAACCAATTCCAACCAAACAACTTTTTGAAATATTCATTAAAGAAAGAAACAATGACAGCACAAGACCAGTTTAATCAAATCATGTCAGAAATCTACGCTGACAGAGATAACTACTCGCGTGGTAAAATAATAGAACTCGCTAAAGAAGCGTTCAGCCGTGTGATTAAGGATATACTACCACAAGAGGAATGGATAGACAACGAAATAAAGAAATTAACCAAAAACTCTAAACTTCGTAACTATTCAGACCGTGATATAGAACTCGGTGCGCACGCATTTAAACAAGGATATGTAGTTACTTGGCAATACGCAAATGGAATGAGATAGATTAACCGTGTGAATAATATGAAAGACAGAATAAACTTAGAAGAAATAATACTCGAAGCATACGGGTGTAAAGATGCACACGAGTTTCAAAGAGACTTCGACATATCTATGCAAATGATTAAAGAAATCTGCGTAGAGGCGTGTAAACAAACTATCGAACTTGCATCAAATAAAGCAGAAACAGAATGTGACGAGGGTGGTGAAACAGGATTTGTGAATAGGCAATCAATAACCGACGTGATTAACCTTATAGACTGAACGGGGTGAATAGAATATGAGAAAAAAAGCAAAAAACCTTGTCTTTATCAGTAGAATAAAAAGAGACGGCTCAGGAACAGAACCAGTAAGCGAAGCCCTAATAAAACTATTGACAGAAGATAATAAAGTATATAAACTACATACCCTATCCCTGTCTGAAAAAACATTCATAATACATGATTTTAACTCATTTGTCGTGAAAATAAAGACTGAGCCGCGTGTGTAACCATAATTACATATAAACAATGACACAAGAATTATCTCGTATAAAATTAGTAAGACTTGAACAGAAACGATTAGAGTACGTTGGTAAAATATACGGAAGTTGTGAGATAACCGAAATACTTAGGATGCCAGAGTACTACTCTGTAATAATAAAGTGCCATGAATGCGGCGGTGTGTCAAGACTTGAACTTAATAAATTCCTATCTAATCCAATATGCCCAATAAGCCATAATACCTCAAACACACAAGTATCAACTAAGAAAACAAAATTCGTTACGCCAAAAAGATTTAAAAACCTTTCAGGACAAAAAATAGGAAGATTTACCGTGTTAGAACATATAGGTTGGCATAAACCACCAAAAGGAAGACCAGTAGCTAAATATAAATGCGTATGCAAATGCGGTGAGCCGTGTGAACTTACGGCATCAGTACTAAAAGCAGGAAGAAAACTATGTGATAAGGAATTTCAACAGCACAAAATAGAACAAGGCAAAAGGTCTGCTAAAAAAAGAATAAAGGATAAAATAGAAAACGGTGAATATAAAGAACCATCATATAGGGACAGAATAAGCAGAAAACTATCAAAGTTTAGTAGATTGGTATATGACAGGTTCAACGGTGTGTGCCAAAAATGCAAAAACACATTCCCTAAACAGAATACAGCATCACACCACATAATACCAATAAACACAAAACCAGAATTAGCACTTACATTATCTAACGGAATACTACTGTGCAAAAACTGTCACGATAACTTTCACATGATATACGGAAGGATAGACTTCGACCATCTCCAGATATTTAATTATATAAAATCAACAGAAGTAACTCAGTACGACAGATACAGTAATTCCTCTGAGAACGAACGATTAGGTTAGTGTACCCTGCACTATTAATTCACTGAACTACAAACAAATAAGAAACGAAAACTGCGAACCGTACCATCGACTTTAGTTTCAATTTTCAATTCATATTACAAAATAAAGCAGTTTCACTGTGTTACTATCTTCAGACAAAGAAAGTAGTTTAAATCGCTTGTTTGACGTGTTAGAACAGATATTTAAAACTGTGTTGTTTGTGCCGTGTGATTAAAATAAATTCAGATAGCTATTGTTTTATTCAATTATTAGTTGTAGCTTTGTTCTATTATTAATCAATTAAAAAGTATATATTATGGAAACAACATTTAACAGACTGACAATAAAGTCTTTATTACTTGATGCAATTACTTATTATAAGTTCAAACAACATTTAGCCCCTGGTTGGAAACAAGCTAAAACAATGCTTTGTGTTCAGGCAGGTCGAAAACCGACAATTAACAATATTCAATTCATTCGGTTACTTGGATTAATATATCAAGACAACGGTCTTTGTGCTGAATTTGACGAAATAATCGCAAAGAACGGTTTATCCAAGGTAGTTTATAATTAGTTTACCTGGTTCACGGTTCAGCCTTAAACCGTGTTAATTTATCTATTAATCAATTAAATATTTATCATTATGAAAACAAAAGTTAATACAGTTATTTCAACAATTATCGTGGCAGTTGTGTCGGGTTGGTTCTTAGCCGTGTGTCTGATTATATCCATCTCATAAAGCAATTTCACACTGATTGATTTAAAGCCCGTTTAACGACGGGCTTTTTTATGCTTATAACTGCACACATTCAAAAAGATAGTTGATTTAAAACAATGTGGTGAAGTCTGGGAAAGCATTATTTATCAGTGTTCAGTCAAAGAGTACATTTCTGTTTATCATAATAGCAATTATAAGACACGCAATTATTGAAACTACCGATTTTATTGAGTAATTATATATATTTTTAGAGAAAAGAAAAGTTTTTTAATTAAATGTACTTTAAGCACGTTAATTTTTAGTTTAATTTACTACTTCAGCTATTTTGTAGAACGCACCATTTTTATATTGTATTTGTATAGTATTCCCTTGTTCGTCTTTATAGATATTTTTATCCACACGCGAATAATTAGTAATATCAATAATTGATTCCTTGTGTTCGGGTAGTTTTATTGGCTTGTGTTCTTTGTGTATTCCGTATTCTTTTAGTCTTTTAATTATAGCCTGTCTTGTTACGTCATATTTATCTGCTATTTCTGTAATGGTTTTATTATTCATGTACATATTAGTTATTTCGTCATAGTGTAAAGTAAGGGTTTTAATATATTCAATCACACGCGCCGGGTCTATGTAAAACCATTCACCGCGTTTATGATGAGGTTTAAAATGTTTGTGGCATAGTTTTTCTATTTGTCTTGCATTCATTAATGGCATTGTTTGATGTTTAATAACTAATTCACACCCCGCACCCGTTTCTAATTCTATTAATCTTGTTTCGGGGTTCTGGCTTATTCCTATTTTGGTTATATCATACTCTTTGTTGTATATAACATAAACACACTGATTAACTGGTAATACTCTTTTATTCATAATTATTATATTAGTGTAACCATGCAAAGTTACATTATAATATTTTTTACAAAATAATTTTGTTTTGTTTGTTTATGTTGTTTATAGTATTTATATTTGTCTATTATTAATCACAAAAATTAAAATATTATGAAAACTGTTGATATTAGAGTAAGGCTGTATTCTTTCAGTGAGTTGGTAGAACACGCAAAAGAACGGGCAATAAATGAACATAGAAATTTTTTACTATCCGTTGAATCTGTTGATAATTTTGAGTATCCAGAAGATTATGAAATGACAATGCGTTATTATGAGGATAACGATGAACCTATAATTGAAAACATTGAAGCCAATGAATATCTATATTTTGATTCCGGTGAATTGGCTAACTGTATTACATACACAGGCACACATCCAAAGTCGGGTAAAACCGAGTTTATTTATAAAGGCGTTTATTATTTGCTTGATTAATAATTTGCTTTTTTCATTGTTTTAAAGCTATCCAATTTTGGGTAGCTTTTTTTATTTCTGGTATATTTACACTGCCCAGGGTAGATAATAGTCACACGGGCATAAAAACCGTATCACACGGCAAAATACAAAAGTAGATGAGGGCTTAAAAACCGTATCAATTTAACCGTGTTTAAATGTGGTGATTTTCATTACTATAAACATAGTAGGACTATTATTTATATAGTAAAAAGTTGGTGGTTTTATAAAAATGTTGTACAACATGAAAAATAATTATAAAAATGCTTGCACGTATCACACAAATGCGTTATTTTTACTTCATCAATAAGATACAAAACAAATAAAAATTACTACAATGAAAAATTCAAAAGTATTCTCAGCAAGTGTAAACGGAACTTTCACTCAAATTAAAGCTTACAAAAAAGTAAATGCAGTTGCAAGATTTCAACAATTAGATGCAACAATTAAAGCAAGTGATGTGAAAGTAATAAACGCTCAAAATTCGCATCAGGCATGTGTTGAAGATTTATATCCTGAAATTTGCAAATAAAATGAACACACAAGATTTAATTAACTGGGGGGGGGAGCTTTCAAGGCTCCTTATTGGGCGACATATTCACAAAAAAAAATCAATTTCAAAAGATAAAATCATGTCTCATATTGAAATTTTATCAGAAA